CAAGGTAATGCTGGCGCACAAGGTGCTCAGGGTATTATTGGTGCTCAAGGTAACGCAGGAGCACAGGGTACTACTGGTGCTACAGGTTCTCAGGGTATTGTTGGAGCACAAGGTAATGCGGGTGCGCAGGGTGCTATTGGTGCCCAAGGTATCCAAGGTATTGTTGGAGCACAAGGTAACGCAGGAACACAAGGTGCTCAAGGCGAACAAGGTGCGCAAGGAATAAAAGGTGCCCAAGGTAATGCTGGCGCACAAGGTGCTCAGGGTATTATTGGTGCTCAAGGTAACGCAGGAGCACAAGGTAATGCTGGCGCACAAGGTAGCGCAGGCCCTCAAGGTTCTCAGGGTATTGTTGGTGCTCAAGGTAATGCTGGCGCACAAGGTAGCGCAGGCCCTCAAGGTTCTCAGGGTATTGTAGGTGCTCAAGGTAATGCGGGTTCTCAAGGTTCTCAGGGTGAGACTGGCGCACAAGGTAATGTTGGTGCTCAAGGTAATGCTGGCGCACAGGGATCACAGGGTGAGACTGGCGCACAAGGTAATGTTGGTGCTCAAGGTAATGCTGGTGCGCAGGGCGGACAAGGCCCTCAAGGTGGACAAGGAATAAAAGGCGCGCAAGGTAACGCAGGAGCACAAGGTTCTCAGGGTGAGACTGGTGCCCAAGGTTTCACAGGTGCTCAAGGTAATGCCGGTGCGCAGGGATCACAGGGTGCTGCTGGTGCTCAAGGTTTCACAGGTGCTCAAGGTAACGCAGGCCCTCAAGGTGCTCAAGGTCAGGTAGGTGCTCAAGGTTTCACAGGTGCTCAAGGTAATGCTGGCGCACAAGGTGCTCAAGGTCAGGTAGGTGCTCAAGGTAATGCGGGTGCTCAAGGTAATGCTGGCGCACAAGGTGCTCAAGGTCAGGTAGGTGCTCAAGGTAATGCGGGTGCTCAAGGTAACGCAGGCCCTCAAGGTGCTATTGGTGCTCAGGGTGACCAAGGTGCCCAAGGTGCTGTCGGTGTTCAGGGTGGACAAGGTACTTCAGGAGTAACTGGTTCTCAAGGCCCAGTAGGTGGATTTGGTAATGCGGTTCTATTTAATACCTCAACAACTCTTCCCGCTAATATCAATGCTACAGCTTCTGCTGCCATACGTTCTTTCCGAACAGTTAACACAGTATTCATAGGTGATATCTGGTGGCATGTAGGAACTGGTCGTATTTGGCGAGCAACCGTAAACCGTATTGACACAACTACTGACTCTACCTTCGTGGAAATAACCGCAGGTACTCGTACTTCTGGAGCAGGAGACGGATTAATCGATCTTAGTGGTATCCTAAATACTGCTAGTACTGGAGAACGTATCGCATTTACATCCTCCTCAATATTGATTTACGACGCTAATAACAAATTGCGAGTAAAACTAGGCGAATTATAATGAACAACATACCTCCTTCGGGAGGTATATTTTATATCAGGTAAATTATGTTTTTAATTATAGATGATTTTTACGCAGACCCAGACGCAGTCAGGGAATTTGCGCTCAGTCAAGATTTCAATGTCTCAGGAAACTACCCAGGCCTTCGAACAAAACCATGTACGAATAATGGTGGATATATTGACTCGACTAAAGCAACATTCGAAAAACTAACGGGAAAGACTATAACCCAATTCCCGTTAGATAATTACAACACCTCCTTTCAGTTCACTACCGCACTCGACAAAACGTGGATTCACCACGACGCAATGTCATACGCAGCAGTATTGTATCTCACACCGGATGCCCCATTAGAATCAGGTACGGCGATATATCGTCACGGCCCAACGGGTATTATGAAACACTCTCCCGAACAGATTGTTGATTTTAATAACTTTGCTCATGATGAAAGCGATTGGGAGATAGTTGCTGAAGCAAAGAATGTATACAACCGACTGGTAATATATGATTCACAGTATTATCACCGTAGTGTACTGCCCGGCTTTGGAAAGGACAAGACTGACGGACGTTTATTTCAAACATTCTTCTTTGAGGCAGAATAATGAAATTAATGACCACTTTGTTGACCTCTAATGATATTCCAAAGTTAGAGAGACTGATACGTTCAGTACAACAAGTTATTAAAATAACTCCAGTAGAATGGGAAGTTGTGATAGTAGTGAATAGTAATCGTGAAGGTTATTATGAACAAGTTCTACAAATAGATCAACCGTTTCGTGTAGTAAACACAGAGAGTAATGGAAAGCCTGGCAAAGGTAAGAACGCATGTCTCGACGTGTTCTTAGAAAGTGATTGCGAGTATGTTTCTCAGATTGATGGGGATGATTTTCTATATCCTTCTTATTTACAGTCGTTATGGAATCATGTAAACCATTATATTTATATTGATGTTCTTGGTGTGGTACCATGTGACTGTATATGTGATTGGGAATTACAGTCTGGACATTATTGGTGGGTCAATGAAAAGTATCACGCAAGCGTATGGGGAACTTCTATGTGTACCCCTAATGCGGAACTGGGCCCACGTGTCAGTCACTTGTTCACAGAAGACAGACCGGTCTCGGTGGACTTCATTATACTACAAAGTCGCAAGTCCGCTAAGCAGAGACTCAGCGAAGATATAGGTAATGGAGAAGACCACGCATACACATACAAACTACTAGGTGAGCATCAAAAAGGAAATCTTTGTTACTTCCTAACTATGTCTAGTGACATGTATTGTATTGATAGAACAACCGAAGGTAGTGCTCAGAAAGTCCACAGTTACGATGAATACTTAGAACCTCTACGAGCTGAAGCACTCAAGTATGTCCCTAGGTGGAGGAGTAGTCCGTACGAACTTCCCATCATATATCAGGACTTATTAATGAATCATGTACAGAAACAGCACTGGTTGAACAAATTCTTGGGAACCACTGGCTAAGATACGTATAAATAAAGAATATAATTTCTAACAGGAAAGAATAACAATGCCAGCTATAGTAAGACAGACGATGAGTAGAGACTTGGCGAACGACCTTTTGACTGATATCAAAGGTAGTGAGTCGACCTACTACATTGGTATCGGAAAAAGCGATACCTTCAACGAACTAGACACGGTAATTGCTCCGGTAGATAGTCCCGCAGAAGAGCGAGAGTTTCGCAACAATCTTCAATCAATTAAGAAGGTTGAGGATGCTACTTTTGTCGCTAAAAGGGTCAACTGGTCTTACGGTTCAGTGTACTCTGCTTGGGACGACACAATTGCGTCTGACATTGTTGAACCTTGGACACCTTGGTATGTCATGAATGACGCCAAAGAAGTATACGTTTGTGTGGTACAAGGTAGACTAGAAGATGGCTCATCACGACAGTCGACAGTAGAACCCAACTATGGTTTACTGAATGTCGCGGACTATACTCAACCTTTCACTACACCTGACGGTTATACTTGGAAATTCCTGTACTCCATTACCCCAGAGCGTATTTACCAGTTCTTATCATCGAATCACCTTCCGGTACAAGAAGCAGAAAGCAGTCTTGCTGGTGGAGACTCAATAGAGGACTTACAGTTTAATGTTAAGGCAGCTGCCATAGGCGGTCAGATTATTGGTATTAAGGTATCGGCAGGAGGTTCTGGTTTTACCAGTGCCCCCGACGTAATCATCTATGGTGACGGTACTGGTGCTACCGCAACTGCTTCAATCTCACCTGAAGGTGTTATAACTAAGATTGCTATGACAAATTTCGGTGAGGGTTATAATCACGCATCTGTAAAAATTGTCGGTGATGGTATAAACGTGGTCACCCGAACAGTAATTACTACAAGGAATGGTCTAGGATTTAATCCAGTAGACGATTTAAAAACAAGTTCAGTAATGACCAATATTAAACCTGATGGTTCGGTCAGCGGAACGTTTGTAGTAGGAAACTCTTTCCGTCAGATTGGTCTTATCAAAGACCCTATCGACATTAACAACAATTTATTCGCTGGCACTTCAGCAAGAACAATGTCTACTTTACATTTAGTATCGTCATCACCTTTTGAAGCTGGAAAGATAATTACCGGTGCGACATCTGGTGCTAAGGCATGGGTTGATGAATCTATAGATAACATTGTATACTATCATCATAACGAATCTACTGGATTTGTACCCTTTGAAGATAACGAATCTGTCACTCAAGCTGGTGTAGTCTTAACTGGTCAAATTGATTATGTTCAACAAGGAAGTCAAATTGATAGGTTTTCTGGTGTAGTTAAATACATAGAGAATCGCGCACGTATTCGTCGCGATGAAGAACAGCAAGAAGACATTAAAATAGTAATTACCGTTTAGGATTCATCATGGCAGATTTTACAAACCAAACATTTAAAGAGACTTACCGAGACTTCTATAAAAAAGAAGATGGATACTACCGTGTCCTTTTCAACTCGGGACGTGCTCTTCAAGCACGTGAGTTAACCGAATCGCAACGAATGATTCATGAAGAAATTGCTAGATTTGGTAGAAACATCTTCAAAGAAGGTGCGATGGTAAATCCAGGCGGCGCGACTGTTGATAACTCATTAGAGTATATCCGGTTAAGTCCCTCCAGCATCTACACTGATATCGTCGGCAGGGAAGTCACCAACGGTTCTGTAGTATTCACAGTTTTAGAAATCGTGGACAGTGAGAATAATGATCCAATAACACTGTATGTTAAATACACGGACACTTTGAACGCACAGGTTCTTGACGATTCTGTTGCTCCACGTGTTCTCGCATCACAGAGTTTGCGTTTTTCTGATGGTACTACTACTGGAATCAACATGGTTGTTGCTAGCAATACAGCAGAACACCCATGCGCGGGTAAGGCCACTAAGGCACATCTTGCGGAAGGAGACTTCTTTGTTCAGGGACACTTCGTCTATGTAGAAGGCGGTAGTGCTTTCATTGACAAGTATAGTGGAACCCCAACCGCAGACCTAGGATTTCTAGTCCAGCAGTCTATCGTTTCTTCAGCTGAAGATGATAGTCTTTTTGACAACCAAGGACAGTTACCCGATGTCAGTGCTCCTGGCGCAGATCGTTACAAGATTAAACTTATTCCTACTACACGAGATAAAGTACTAGAAGAAGAAAACTTCGTATTTATCGCACGTGTGGTTAACGGTGTTATTACACGAGAAGTTAATTCCTTTGATGCGTACAACCGCATCAACTCTTTACTGGCACAACGCACAAAAGAAGAGTCGGGCGATTACGTAGTAGCAGACTTTACCGCAATCTTTGAAAACAAAGACGCCAATACTTTTAATGTAGATGTGTCAGAAGGTATTGCTTACGTGGACGGTTATCGTTTGGACGTAGGCGCATCTACTCTTCAGGTACCTAAAACAACTGGAGACTCTGCTCTACGCGTAAAACTTAATGAGAACGTTCCTGCTATTTTTGGTAACTGGATATACGTAGACCTAGATGACGTTGGTTCTCAGGGTTTAGGTGATATCAGCACATTCGGTCGATTAGAACTCAGAGACGAAGGTAATATTCTTCTTGGTTATGCTAACCTACGAGGATTACAATTAGACCAAGTTGGATATCGCGCATATATATTCAACATCAGAATGAATAAAAATCCTTCGACGCAGATTCAATATAACTTCTCTAATGTAACTCATTTAGTAGAAGCATCTAGTGGTAATGAAATACCATTGACCAGTAATTCAAATCTTAGTGGTGTCTATGGTACTGCGGATAATAATCTATTATTCCCTCTACCTAGTGTTGCTGCTAAACCTGATACTATTTCAAATATCGTTTACACTGCTCAGAAATTTTATAGACTAACTTCAAATGGCAGTGGTACTATTTCCATGCCAGCGAACAGTGTCGAGTTCAGTCAGTGGTTGATTGCGGAGACTAATGGCCCTGTTCGTACTGATGTTGTTATTGAAAGTAATAATATTACTGGATTGACACCAAGTACTTCGTATGATATAATTAGTTATGAAGAGATAACCGCAGCGCCTAGAACTAAATCATTACAGTCTCTAACAGTCGTAGCGACTCGACCAGACGCGTCTTGGGCAATACGACCTATAGACCTAGGTGTAATTGACGGGGTATCTTTAGAATCTGTTAAGGTAAGATCATCTAATAGTACCGCTTGGGAAGATGCTGATGATATCACATATCAAGTTGACTTCGATGGTGGACAACGTGATAACTACTATGACATGACACGATTGTATGTTAAGCCTGGCTACTCAACCCCGACTGGTGTTAATGTAGAGATTCAAGTAATCTTCTCACACTTCCAACACTCTAGCTCATCGGGTGGTTTCTTTTGTGCTAAATCTTACACTGGTATGGATATTCAAGATATTCCATCACATACGCTAACCAATGGTTCTGTAGTAAAACTAGGTGATAGTTTAGACTTTAGACCATCGGTCGCTACTTCCAGCACATTTACAGTAACACCTTTACCACAGAATGCGTCTTCTATAACAGTGCCTTCAGTTTCATATTACAGTCCACGTATCGATATGTTGGTCGTAAATGCGACTGATAGTCGAGGAGATATTGGATTCGGGGAACTTCAGGTTATTAGTGGTCAGGCGTCAGAACAACCAAAAGAACCTATCGTTCCAGTAGGTGCGCTACCATTATTTAAGGTTGAATTGGGGGCATATAGTCACCAAACTAGTGATGTAATCACAACAAAGATTTCTAACAAGCGTTATACGATGAAAGACATCGGTAAACTTGAAGAAGGTATAGAGAACCTTTATGAAATCACCTCTCTGAGTTTCCTAGAGAGCAACACAAACTCTCTGGATGTACTTGATGCGCAGGGTCTTAATAGAACCAAAGCAGGGTTTATTGCGGACAACTTTAATACATTCGATTACTCTGATATAGAACATCCAGACTACCGAGCATCGGTAGATCCTGAAGGATTGATGGGGGCATCATTCCGTGAACAAGCAGTACGTTTAAAGTACGACGCAACCGACTTGACTAACACTATCACTAGAAAAGGTGACATTGTAACACTACCGTTTACTGACGTTGCTATGATTAGTCAAGAGTTGGCTACTGGTATAATGAATATTAACCCGTTTGCGGTAATCACTCAAAACGGTCACTTGGTTCTATCACCATCAACGGATGAGTGGGTCGAGACTAAGTTCTTACCAGACATTATGCAGCGAGTAGTTCGTCGGATTAACACGTATCTCCCTTCGTTCTTCACTCGTCGTCGGTTCAGAGTACAGTCTTCGACAACATCTAGAACTATTACTGAGTATATTGGTCGACGCGTAATGAACATCGAAATTATTCCGTTCATGCGTTCACGTAAGATTAACTTCCGAGTTCAAGGTTTACGTCCTAACACTCAAATGTATCCAGTATTTGGAAACAAAGTTGTTAACGATTGGGTTCGTCAAGAACCAACATTCACTAACTTCTCGGACGATCCTACAGAATATGGTAGTGAGTACATTAGTGCGACCGAATACCCTACTGCTCTAGGTGGTAAGTCTATTCTTACTACAAACTCAGAAGGTGAGTTAGCGGGCAGTTTCTTCTTACCTAATACTCCGACAATTAATTTCCGTACAGGAAGACAAGAATTTAAATTGTTAGATGTCAACAACTCAGATGAGTCAGTAGCAACTGCGGTAAGTCGCGCAGGGTACACGGCAGTCGGTACTTTAGAAACAGTACAGAGAACTGTACGTAGTACTCGACTTATAGAGACTACTTATTGGAGAGATCCTCTCGCACAGACATTTATTGTAGACCAAGTAGAGAATCCAAACGGACTCTTTATTACTAAGGTAGACATATTTGTAGAGAGTAAGGACTCTGTTATTCCAATGCAAGTACAAATTCGTCCAGTAGAGAACGGCGTTCCTACTTCACGTATTGTCCCAGGCTCTGTTAAGTTTATCAATCCTTCGAATATTAATGTTGTTCCTTTTGATAACACAACTGAGATGTCAGATGTTGTAGCAGGGAAAACTACTATTGAGTTCGATGAACCAATTTACTTGACTTCTGGCGAAGAGTATGCTTTAGTACTTCTTGCGGAGTCAGTAGAATACAATGTATACACTGCGCAAACATACGAATATGTCGTCGGGCAAAGTCGTTCAGCACGAGTATCACGTCAGCCTACATTAGGTTCGTTGTTCTTGTCGCAGAACGGTTCTACTTGGACTCCCGATCAGACTAAAGATTTGATGTTTAACTTATACCGTGCGGACTTTGAAAGTGCCGGTGTACTGGAACTGAAGAATAGTGAACTACCTAAAGTTACATTGGACATTAATCCATTCGAAACTACCCTAGGGTCTTCAATTGTATTCGTACATCACGAAGGACACGGATTCTCTAATAATGACGGTGTGCTGATTTCAGGTGTAGCGAGTGCGGTAGGTGGTGTTATTGCTGATTCAATTAATGGATACCACAATGTAATCAATCCTACTTGGGCAGGTTACACTATCAACACGGGTGTCGCTGCGACTGCGTCTGCGGTAGGCGGTGGTTCTAATGTTGTTGCGTCCCAACAGGTAATGTTCGACCAGTTTATACCACAGGTACAGACTCTCATCCCTAACATGACTTCAATTGATTCTACTATTGAAAAAACATTAGGAGATTCTTATGGTACCACTCGTACAACTAGACCACAGAAACTAGACTATACTACTAAGTCTCATCAAGTGGTGTTGAACGAATTGAACGTGAACGATTATCCGGCGGTCATAGCAACACAAGCGAATGCTGCGGATACGTTATCTCTCACGCTAAACCTAACTACTGGTGACTCTAAAGTGTCTCCAGTCGTAGACTTACAACGTGTATCATTGATTACATTAGAGAATGTTATTGACGGATCGGACGCTGCTCAACACATCACCAAACCAGTTGCGGTTGATGAATCTTCGGTGGGGCTTAAAATCATATTCGCTGCGCATCGTGATGTTGGTGTGGAGTTTGATGTATATGTCAGAACTTCATTAACCGAAGACGCGATGTACGAAGTTGATGGCGAAGGTGTTCCGGTTATTGGTTGGAATCAGGTGACTATAGATTCACCTCTACCTACTGATGATGACCCAGAAACATATCGTGATTATGAGTACACCGTAGAAGCTGATGCGTTTAACGTCTTCCAGATCAAGATTGTTATGTCAGCAACGAACTCATCTAAATCACCGACGATAACCGACCTTCGCGCTATTGCGTTGGTAATATAATGTCGCAACGTTTGCGGGTTGAAGGGTATAATAACTTAGTAAAGGATGGTCGATCAGGGGCCATCCTAAATACAAACAGAACCGAAATAACCAGAGCAAGGGCACAGCAAAAAGTAATAAAAGAAAAGGATGACACTATCAACACGCTTTCAAAAGAAGTTGTGGGTTTAAAGCAAGATGTGTCAGAAATAAAAGAATTACTTTTTCGACTAATAGAGGGTAAGGCAACCAATGAGTAATATACAGTTAATTAATCTAGCAGATAATATTAACGCTGCGATTTTAAAAATTAATGACAACTTTCAGTTAGTAGATAGTAGCTCTATTGATGTTAATGAGCTCACTACTATTGTTAATGGTATCCTTGACTCAGATTACTTTCTATCGGTCATTAACCAAGAATATCTAGACCAGTTCGACCTTAGCGTTGATGTAAGTTATCTGGATTCTGATATCGCAGCGAACGCAAGTGGACTACTTCAGTTGACATCACGAGTTGATGTTAATAGTGATGGGATAACTAGTTTATCGCAAGCTATCACGGAGACTAACGCATCCATCGAAAACTTGGTTCTGGATGGTGTGGACTCTGACCTACTTGCGGACGCAATTGCGAATGCCACCAATACTCTCATATCAAGAGTCAATGCGAACAGTGATGAGATACATATTCTTGCTGGTGCTATCGACTCAGTGGAATCCAGTTTACTTTTAGCTAACAGTGACCTTGGCGACTTAATTCAGTTAAACACTTCAGGTATAAGTCAGTTAACAACACGTACCGACGTGAACAGTGATGGTATTGTTACCACTATATCGAGATTGGATTCAATTGGTCTAACTTTGGATCAGTTTATTGCCGGTGGTATTGAGTTTACCCCAGAACAAATTGAAGCAGCATTGGCAGCAGGTCTTGAGGATTTATATGCTCGACTTGATGCGGACAGTGACAAGTTAGTTGTTGAAGCGGGTAAGGTCGTTGAGTTACAAACCGACTTAATTATATTAGATTCTGATCTTGGTGCTAGAATAGATGCGGAGACTGACGCACGAGAACTTCTCGCGACTTCTGTATCATATAATGGTGGTCAGGTTACATCGCTTTCAGCAAAAACTCTACAACTAGACAATGCTGTTTTCATTAGAGATTTACAAGGTAATATCACAACAACTGCGGTTGCTCAAGCAACTAGTGATCTTGTTACTCAGATTGAGACAGTAGACGACCGTGTGACTTCGGTTCGATCAGAACTGATAACAGACTTAAATGCCGCGATTGATTCTGATATTGCCGCAGTAAGACAAGAGTTCTCTGCGTTTGTTGATAGTGCTGGTACTACTACCGCATTGTGGACACTAGACCTTCTTGCGGGAACAGAAGCTAATCCACGAGTTGCGGGTATTAAGTTTGGAAATGATGGCGCAACTGCTGACTTCACACTTACTGCTGACACTTTCAGATTTGTTAACGCAAATAACAATGAAGTTCAACCATTCACGATTGATGGTAATGAAGTATTATTATCGAATGCCAAAGTTACAGGATCACTAGATATAGGTACTAGCCAAACTGGTGAAAGAATGGAACTCACTAATAACGTTATCAGCATCTATGATGGTAATAACACAAGGAGAGTTATAATGGGATTCTTAGGCTAGTATATTATCCCTCTGGACAACAAGTAGATTATACACGATGTTTTATGTTTTGTCAAGTCATAATTTGTATTCTTTAGCTAGACAATTTGATACGTTACCTAAAGACAATACTACAGTAATAATTAATACGTTAGACAGTACGTTTTCAGAACAAGCAAAGTCGTACTGCGAAGATAACAATATCCGTCACATGATAACAGAGAGTGATGGTACTGCCGCAACTGGAAAGAATAGTTTTTTAGATATATTCGAAAAAGACGGAGTTCCTTATGCGGTATTAGTTGATGGTGATGACTACTTGACACGAAGGGGTGTAAGGTGTTATACTGAGTTGTTGAATAGAGATGACGCACCTGACGTATTAGCGTTAAGTAATGCTCTCTCTATAGGATTCGGAGATAAAAATTCCATAGCTAGGGCGTTAGATGACAGTAGATTGAGTCTCAACCCCAAAGAACTCACGTCTAAATATGGACAGTTCGCCGAAGTATCTGACTGGAGTGAACTAGGTAAGGGAGAGATGGTAGTAGACTTGATGTTAAGAAATGGGATGGATACTCCAGATTTGGAGATTCGAGCGTTTCAATCATATATCAAGGACTTAGAATACGGAATGGGTATGGATGCTATTGCTACACGAATAACATTTATGTCTAGAAAGGTTATTCCATATAGGTTTAAGAATTTAGTGGTTGGTGAGGATACTCTCCAATACTTAGAATTAAAAGATGCTCACGAAAAGGGTGAGTTGACTATGGTGGTTCATGACGAGACAAAACCGACATACATGTATGATTCAAGATTGTCTGGAATTGCCACAGTAGAAAGCGCAAAGAATAATGGTCTAGGTTTTTTAAACTGGATGAAAGAACTTGCGAAAGAAATAACAAAATTAAAAAACGAAAACAGGTTACACTCTAGTAGGGTACCTGTTATGGAGTTGTAGGGATGAGTTACGGTTTAAAATGTTATACCGCAGGCGGTTATCTATCATTTGATGCTGACCAGATGGACACGTTCGTCCGTGTTATTACTTCAGGTAGTGTGTATTTAAATAATGGAGAATCTATAACTATAGACGCTCCAGGCTTACGTTATGCGTATACATTATGCGGAACTGCTCCATATGCAGAGTTCTCTCACTCTGTTGAAAAAAATATATCTGCCGGAACTTTTACTATTACTAATCTATCCGCAGCATCTACAATCGGTTATCTTGCTTACAAGATATAGGGTATAATATAATGGCATATGGTTTACAAATAAAGAATCCCGATGAAGATATCCTATTTGATAGTAATGAAGTTGGTCGTGGAACTGTTACTGTAAGTAAAGGGTATATAGCATTTAACACCGGTCTTACCGTTAAGGCGGGACAGTTAGTACTATTTAACATCGGAACACTACCTTTGGGTAGCAAAATCGAGATAAGCGCCACTAAAACTTGGTTATATGGTGATGTTTTTTCAATCTCCTTCTTCCCTGTAAATAGCGGTGGGTCGCCCGGCGTTACGGGAGTGAACTACGCTGTACTAGAAGATATGGCGACACTACCTAAATCGGGTAACTTCGGTTTAGTCTGTAAAACTGGCGCATATGTAACTTCTTTCGATAGTCGTATGTTTCAAACTACCGATGAAGGTGAAGTTTACATTGATAAATACCAATCTTACATGTATCCGCTTGGTCATGGTATTTATATAACTGCTCCTTATAGTGCAGAAGAATGGATTAGCGCAGCGCAACTAGAGTTTACTAGTGTAACAGGCTATACAAGAACCTTCTCTATATTGTTCAGCAACTCAGGCTCGCCCGGCACTCAAATCTTCTACGGGGGTAGCAGCTTCGTCGGTCACATATATGAGCATTCATCGGGTAGTGGATCCTATAATGTATCATACATCGGTGGTTACAGTGGAAGAACTTATACGCAATCCCTCGCCCCCTATGTTGTGGGTAAAACCCACCTTGGCGTAGAATAACATAATTTAAATTGGAGAAAATATAACATGAGCGACAATGAAAGAGGGGTTAGCCCTATAGTAGCACTTCACGATGAAAATGGAGTGATTAAAAGAACGGATTTAGATAATGGCATTTATCCCGAAGATGGTGTTACTGACCGTAATGGTCATATAATTCACCGTATCTATGAATGTGCCGGTAGTGTAGCATTAGAAGAATTTGTAAACACTCATGTATGGGATGACGAATTGGACGAATGGTTGACTGTTGACCGTCGACCTAATTATCATTCATTCTGGGATAGAAGTGTAACACCCGCGAAGTGGACATGGGACAAAGAAGTTATCAAGGGCGAGATTCGCGCTCAAAGAGATATGAAACTTTTCCATACTGATTGGGCTATGCTACCTGATGCTCCACTTTCAGCTGAAAAACGACAACAATACATTGATTACCGTCAAGCGTTAAGAGATATCACTGATACAGTAGACCTAACCGTAGTAGACTCCGTAGATAAAGTTGTTTGGCCTCAAGAAGTTTAACTTATTATACGAATCTAGATAAACCCACTTATCAACCCGTACAAAAGAATTCTTATAAATACGAGAAAGTCTTAAAATTATGGGATGATAAGTGGGTTTACACATTTCATAATCTTATAAATAACAGTGTTATTAGCAATTAATTTCAACTTAACAAAAAGAGAGCGATAATTGTGTCAGCATCGAGCATCCCATTAAAAATTAAAAATTCGAATGGTGACCTACAGGAATTCACTCCTACGGAAGAGAACTATCTTGCGTATGCGGTGGGACAAGCACTAGCATCTTCTCCTTCAAGTGATACGGGTCAAATTACTTTGACCGGTGATATGAGTATTGGTACATTTATTGATACTTTTTTCAATGAAGCAACGGGTACGCACCCTGCTTCTCAAATCACTTCCGGTTCTACCACTACTACGTTATATCAAAATGGTGGAACCGCGAATGAAGTAGGTGCGAACTTTGTCCGTCCAGTAGGATACTACGATACCTCAAATCCCGGCTTCTACGAAATGGTAGATGGTGATTTGAATAATCTTGCTAATCGAGTTCTAAGTAATCTTGCTCAAAATGATTACGTAGGTACTTTCAGATTAGCAGCATCTTCGCCTGGCGTAGACTATATTCAGTTTATTCCTAACGTATTCAAGGATACAAGGGGAGATGGAACCGAAACTCAATACAGTATCTATATAAGAAACAATATGACCGCAATTGCTGCGGTTCGTCCAGTTTCAACATCATATGATGTCAGCGGTAACTTCACTGGTTTCCGAGAAATGACTGATGATCAAATCCAGTTCACTCTTGGTCAGAGAATTAAAACACTACGCGCAACCGCAGGCAACATTGGTTCTTATCAATTGCGTTCATCTTCACAAGGTGTACCAACTGCCCCAGGCACTTGGAAGGCTGTAGGTACCGCACTAAACACTAAAAGAAATACCGCAGAAGTTTCATATGCTAGAACACGTAATAGTGCTTATACTCGTGCTCGTATTTCTTCTTATACTCGTGACCGTAACTCAACATTTAGTAGGGTTTCTACTCGCGTTAGTACTCAAGACTTCGCTGGCAACTATGTCGGCAATTATACTCGTGACTTTGCTGGCAACTATAGCCGCAACTTCGCTGGAGAATATGTTGGAGATTTCACGGGTAATTACTCTCGTGACCGTCAGTCAACTTATTCACGTGACCGCATAACTAACTTCTCTCGTACATTTACTGGCGAATATGTATTGAACCGTCAGTCAACCTACACTCGTGTTAGGTTACAGGGATTTGTTGGTAACTTTACTGGTTACTATGCCCGCGCACGTGTGTCTACATTCGCTCGTAACCGTATTACTAATTTCACTGGTGTGTTTACACGTACTCGTCCGTCATCCTATACTCGCGGCCGTGTATCAACTTACGCAGGCACATATGCTCGTACTCGTGTTTCCTCATATTCAGGAACATACTCGCGTAACCGTGTAAGTTCTTATGCGGGAACATACTCGCGTAACCGTGTTTCTGCTTACGCAGGCACATATGCTCGTACACGTTCTTCTGCTTATTCTGGTGTTTATGCTCGTACACGTGTTTCTACTTACTCAGGCACATATGCTCGAGACTTTGTAGGTAACTATTCTCGTTCATTCTCTGGCCAGTATGCTGGTGCGTTTACTCGTACACGTCCTTCATCGTTCTCAGGAACATATGGTCGTACACGTGTTTCTGCTTACGCCGGAACATATGCTCGTAACTTTGCCGGTAACTATACTCGCGGTTTTGTAGGAAACTACACCGGAGAGTTTACTCGTGCTCGTGGTTCAACGTTCTCAGGTACTTATTCACGTAATCGTGTTTCTGCTTACGCTGGAACATATGCTCGTAACCGTGTTTCAACTTATTCTGGTGTTTATTCGAGAACTCGTACTTCAGCATACTCTGCTGATTACACAAGAACTCGTATCACTGACTATACTCGTGACCGTGTAACTAATTTCGCTGGTATTTACTCAAGAGCTCGCGTATCTGCTTATGTTCGCAATCGTGTAACTAACTTTGCCGGTAACTTCGTCGGTAACTATGCTAGAAATTTTGTCGGAGACTATGCTAGAAATTTTGTCGGAGACTATGCTCGTGCTTTTGCTGGCGACTTCGTTGGTAACTATGCTCGTACATCTACTCGTACATCTGCTCGTACTCGTTACTCAGCTTACGCCAGAACACGCATCACTAACTATGTTGGTGACTTTACTCGCGATTCTACCATAACTTCAACACGAACTCGTTATTCAGCTTACGCCAGAACACGCATCACTAACTATATTGGTGACTTTGCTCGTGATCGTGTAACTAACTTTGCGGGTAACTTTGTAGGTAATTATGCTACTACCTTTACTGGTGACTTCGTAGGTAACTACGCGACTACCTTTACTGGCGACTTCGTAGGTAACTACGCGACTACCTTTACTGGTGACTTCGTAGGTAATTATGCTACTACCTTTACTGGTGACTTTGTAGGTGATTATGCCCGAAACTATGTCGGCGACTATGCTGGTGACTTCGTAGGTAATTATGCCCGTACTCGCATAACTGATTATACTCGTACCCGTGGTTCTGCTTACGCACGTACTTCTACACGTACTCGTTACTCAGCTTACGCTCGTAATGCAATTCAGACTTCAACTCGTACGCTAGCTTATACTCGTGTATTGTATTACGCAGGAAACTTTGTCGGTAACTATCTCCGACCTGTAACATACACTGGTAACTATACTCGTGGCGTAACATACACTGGTAACTATACTCGTGGCGTAACATACACTGGTAACTATAGTCGTCCCGTAACATATACTGGTAACTATACTAGAGTTGATACATACACTCGTGCTCCCTCATTTATCGGAGACTATGTCCGTTATTCAAACCCATACAATACCATGATATCTTATATGGGTAACTATACTAGTACGACATCTTATATTGGTAACTATAGTCGTTCAAGCGCGGCGACGGCGGCTTACTCACGCACTGCCGGAACTTATGCGCGATATCAAGGATATTGGCAGTTCTACACCCTGACTGTGTACTACACGCGTGTAACAGGGTACTTCATTACTTCTTATACTCGTACATCAACAGCAACAGTTGATTATACTCGTACCCGTCTCGTATCTGCAGCAGAGTACTATACTCGTACCCCAGTGTATACCGGTAACTATACGCGTACCGTTGATTACACACGTGCTCGTGCCGCAACAGAAACATATACACGTGATCGTGCCGCAACATTAGATTACACACGTGCTCGTGCCGCAACATTAGATTACACACGTGCTCGTGCTGCGAATGAAGATTACACACGTGACCGCGTGACTGATTTTACTGCTACCGGCTATTATACTCGTGTTGGATACTACGCTGGCGACTACATTGGTGACTATGCTCGTGGTTATGCTGGCGACTTCGTTGGTAACTACGCAAGAGACTTCGTCGGTAATTACGTTGGTGACTTCGTTGGTGAATATGCTCGTACATCAACACGTACATCAACACGTACTCGTCCATCAGCATACTCTCGTACACGTGTTACTCCTTACGTGGGTGACTTTACTCGTACACGCATCACCAACTATGTTGGTGACTTTGCTCGTACACGTGTTACTAACTATGTTGGTGACTTTGCTCGTACACGTGTTACTAACTATGTTGGTGACTTTGCTCGTGATCGTGTAACTAACTTCGCAGGAAACTTCGTCGGTAACTACGCAACTACTTTCACTGGTGACTTCGTTGGCAACTATGCTCGCGGCTTTGCGGGTGACTATGCCGGTAACTATATTGGTAACTACGCAACTACTTTCACTGGCGACTACGTTGGTAACTATGCTCGTGCCTTCGCAGGTGACTTTGCTGGTGACTTCGTTGGTGAATATACTCGTACATCTACACGTAGTCGTGTTTCTGCTTATGCCCGTACTCGTGTTTCTGCTTATGCCCGTACTCGTGGTAGCGCATACACTCGTGATCGTATAACTGACTTTGCCGGTGACTTTGCGGGTAACTACGCAAGAACATTTGCTGGCGAATATGCTCGTAACTACGCGGGTAACTTTGCCGGTAATTACGTCGGTGACTTTGTGGGTAACTACGTCGGTAACTACGCACGTGACTTCTCTGGTCAATATACTGGAGTTTACTCTCGTGGTTTCGCTGGCGAATATGCTGGTACTTACTCACGCGGTTTCTCTGGACAATATACTGGCGTATATGCTACCTCTTATACTGGTAACTATAGTCGTGATTTCGCGAGAACTCGTGTTTCTGCTTATGCCCGTACTCGTGTTTCTGCTTATGCTGGTACTTACTCACGTAATTTTGCGGGTGAATACACTGGTGCGTATGCTACTTCTTATGTTGGTAACTATGCTCGTGACTTCTCAAGAACTCGTGTAGAGACTTATTCCCGTACACGTCCATCGTCGTACACTGGTACTTACTCTCGTGGATTCGTTGGTGAATATACTGGTACTTACTCACGTGGTTTTGTAGGCGAATACGCTGGTACTTACTCACGTGGATTCGTTGGTGAATATACTGGTACTTACTCACGTGGATTCTCTGGTCAATACACTGGTGTTTACTCACGCAATTTTGCGGGTGAATACGCTGGTACTTACGCAAGAACATTTGCGGGTAACTACTCACGAGACTACGCTGGTAACTATACTCGTGATTTCGCAGGCGATTTCGCAGGTAACTACGCAAGAACATTTGCTGGCGAATATGCCGGTGCGTACACAACTGAATTCGTAGGTGACTTTACTGGTAACTACGCAAGAACATTTGCGGGCAACTATATCCGTAACCGTGTTTCTGCTTACGCCGGTAACTTCATTGGTAATTACACTCGTGGATTCTTAGGTGAATATACTCGTAACTCAACTGATACTTTCAGCCGAGTTCGAGTGTCTGCTTACTCGCGACTACGTACTTCAGCATACTCTGCTGATTACACTCGGGTTCGTACATCATCATATGCTGGCGACTTCACTGGTGACTATGCTCGTGACTTCACTGGTAATTACTCAAGAGACTTTGCTGGTAATTACTCTCGCGCATTTGTTGGTGATTATGTTGGTACCACAATTCAATCGTCTTACTCGACAGTTGAAGCATATACTTTATATGTAAGAACCGCATAATATTTGACAACAGACTGATATTAGTGTATAATGGTTAATAAATTGGGTGGGTCAGAAATGGCCCACTTATTTTTATCATATATAATACTGAATTGAATTTAATACCCCTTTTGGAGAATGAATAGATGAGTTACAGAAAGTGGATGGACAATGCTTTTTGGGAAACAGACGCAAAAGATAAGTTGAACTGTATCCTAGAAATGGAAGATGATGTTGGAAGAGTAACAAGGCAAGTAATGTTACTGAACCGTGTAGATAAAGACGGTAATCCAAATGAGTTGTTTGATGAAGTCATCGGGTCTGTAGGTGAAGATAACATTGATAAAGAAACAACTAATCGGGTAACACGCAAAAATGCCGAGCAAGAAGAAGAAAAGCAGCGCGAACTAGAACACCAGAAGGCGCGTAAGTTAGAGAAACTCTTCAATTATAAATTAGAAGCATTTGAGGTTGATGAGATTAAAGCCTCTAAGAACCGCAAATTAAAAGGAAAGTTACGTCGTGCGAAGTCTCGTATCGAAGTAGACTTGTACTCTATTCTCATTCTACAGGAATCTCTGGAAGGGACTGAGTAATGGAGAAGACCAAAGGGTTCGTAATTGTAGCATCAAATAAACCTAACTTTTATTTGTATGCTCTTAACCTCGCAGAAAGTCTAAGAGACTTCTATGAGGATTGTAAAATCTGTCTCGTGACAGAAGAAAAATATATTGACGAACGTGGTTATGATGTTGCCGATGATGTTATTATCTGCGACAACCATTATCGTGCTAAGTTATGGGGTATGGCACGTTCGCCATATGACATAACAATGTATATTGATGCTGACATGGAATGTGAGCACGAAGACATCATCAAGGTATGGGATGAGATGAAAGACTACGATGTGGTATTCTCTGAACTGACTGATGATCGCGACTACATTTATGCGGAACGTGATTTCTCCACACCAGAAGGTATGGCTAAATTTACTCTTTGTGGTGGGGTATGTTTGTATGATATGACTAAACCAATCGTCCGCGAATTTATGCAGGATTGGTGGGATTTAACATACAAGCAAATGAATGATACTTGGTGGCCCGAAGGTTATATTGATTCTCTAAAGTCTTGGGATCAGTTCTCCCTCTGGTGGTTGACCGAGAAAGAAGAAAAATATAAGGATCTCAAAGTTGGTATCTTCGATGACGACTTGAGATGGAATTATTACAATGCCTTCAACTGGGCAAGAACTAAACCTGAGACAGGGCCCGTGATTTTACGTCACTTCTCTGCTGGTTTAAATAAGGACACACCAATCGTATGACACAGGTAAACGACCAATATCTAAAGCATATCGACGTTAATAATCCAGAACTTCTGGAGATACTTGGGGAATATGCTAAACTTCATACTTGGGCTGGTTTTGAAAAGAACTGCCACTTGAATGGAGCAGAACATATTCGCCAGCGTAGTTACTACGTCGGCGCGCCATATATGAACGAAATTCTTGACCAGAAGACTGCTCATGAAGGGTTCCCTGACCAACTAGTAGGATATAACTTCAAGTTATCCGAACGGGCTCACTCAATGTTTGAGGGTGATGCTGACCCTATCTTTAAAAGAGACCTCACTAGACACCTAGGTGAGTTGAATGATAGGATGATGAACTTCTTATCAGTTAAACATAACGCATTGTGCGCAGTATACCCGCCAGGCGGATATATCTCTTGGCACAATAATGCTAACGCTCCGGGCTTCAACCTAATCTTCTCTTATTCTGGAGATGGTTCTGGTTACTTTGATTACATTCATCCTGAAACTAAGGAAGTTGTTCGTTGCCAAGACAAGCCCGGCGTGTGGACTTGTAAAGCCGCATACTTCGGACACTACCGTGAACCAGAAACCCTTCTTTATCACGCAGCTGCTGCCGATACTGACTGGCGTTGTACAGTATCTTATGTATTTGATACTACTGATGGTTCAGATGCTCTACGTGATCTAGTATTGGAAGACATTGCGTCTGCTGAATAAAATATGATTTGCTAATTCTTAAGGCCTCAGATTGTTATAAATAGTACTAGATAATTTTACTAATACAATCTGAGGTTTTAGGGATGGCAGCTTACGAAGATTTTACAATAGACCAAGGCACAGATATTGCTTTTCAGATAGAGCTTACTGAAGCTGATGGTTCTGTGAAAGATTTAAGTGCTTATACTGTATCCGCCAAAATGAAGCGGAACTTCAACAGTAAAGACGAAGACACTATCGAGTTCTCTGCGATGGTCGCTGACCCGTCATCCGACGGTATCCTAGTATTATCCCTCACAAATGAGCAGACTGATGCCCTATCTACCCGTGGTAGGTACGTGTATGATGTCGAAATAACCTATATCGATGCGAACGGATATCCCGTAGTAGAGCGTATTTTAGAGGGGAAAATTAAAGTATCTCCTTCGGTAACAAGGTAAACATACATGCCTATTCGCAAAGTTTCTATATCTAATGGCGGCACAACTCATATTAATACGAGTGCCTCCACTAGTTCTGGTACTCAAGTTAAAAGAGTTACTTTAGGTAGACCTGTACAGAGAGTCACTGCTACTGGAAGTAGTATCGGTGGACTTTCTGACATTAATTTTGAATCTCCACATCCAGAGGATGGAGATGTTCTAGTGTACCACGGCACTGATGAAAAGTGGCACGCTCAAAAACTTTTAGACAAACAAGTGATCAATGGGGGTCAATACTAAATGGCGTCAATAATAAGAATTAAACGTTCCGGTGTAGCGGGGAATCCATCTGTCCTCGCACAGGGTGAACTCGCCTATTCATATCTAGCAAATAATGGGGCGAATGGTGGTGATCGATTATATATTGGCACTGGCACAGAAACAAACGAAGATGCGGTCAACCATACCGTCATAGGTGGTGCGTATTACGTCAACCTATTACACGGTGAAGGTGCTGCGCAGTATGGTAGTAACTTACCTAACAAAGCGCTCATCGTCGACTCAGACGGTGCGGTAGACTTTTTAAAGGTAGGAACCCCAACTGATCCCAGTCATGTAACAAACAAAGCATACGTTGACGGGATACTATCTGCGCAAGAGTTGGGGTCTAACTTCTTATTCTCTGGTGACAGTGGTTCTGGTAGTATTTTCCTAGCAACCGAAGCAATCACCTTTGCCGGTGGTCGTGGTATTACTACCCTTGCGGACTCAGATGCTAACTCGTTAACAGTTAGTCTGGTACCCACTGGAGTTACTGCGGGAGACTACGGTTCTCAGACTGAAATCCCAACCTTTACTGTTGATTCAGACGGTCGTATTACTGCGGCTAGTACTGTAAATATTGGTACTAACCTAACAGTAAATGGCGACAGTATTTCTCTGTTGGATTCAGACCTAACGTTTAGTGGTTCTGATAACGTCAATGTAGCATATGACACAGCAACAAACACTGTCAATGTTTCACTAGAACCTAATGTTCTTGACCTCAATTCAATAGAAGTTGGTAACCTAAAACTAACAGGTAACACACTATCTTCTACTGATAGTTCCAACACCCTATACATTGACCCTGCTCCGACAGATTCGGACGGTGGTACATTAGTAATCCGTGGTGACCTTGTTGTTCAAGGTACCCAGACAATAATTAACTCGACAGTAATGTCGGTTAATGACCTTACACTTACTCTTGCTGATGAAGCATCCACCCCAGCAGAAGCTGATGGTGCTGGTATCTTTATTGCGGGTGCTGATGTATCAATAGTATACAACGCATCCAAAGACCAGATAGATATCGACAAAGGACTTAATGTTCTTGCTCCACTATCTATTAATGATGTAGAGATCGGTGAATTCATCGATGATAAAGTTGCTAACCTCTTAACTGCTGGCGAAGGTATTGATCTAACATATTCCGATGAAACCAATGAATTAATCATTGCTGCGGAATTAGCAACAAACTCTAATGCGGGTGTCGCATCTTTCGACTCTGCCCAGTTTGCGTTAAACGCAGGCGCGGTAACCATTACGCATTTAGACGGTGGAACTTATTGATATAAATAAGCATTAAGTAGATCATATATTTTATGGTTTTAGCTAGTCGCCTTATATAAGGTCGAGTGAAAGAGGAAGCCAACATTGGCACGTAACGTAGATATTCGTTTAAGACGAAGTGCTGTCGCAGGCAACGTCCCAACGATAGAGCAGTTGAACCTCGGTGAGTTAGCAGTAAACACCGCAGATGGTAAACTGTACTTAAAAAGACAGTACGATGGTATTGAACAGGTTATTGAAGTCGGTGGTGACGCACGATCCGGCTTAGTAAGTACTTTCAATACGTATATCTACACGTCTGACGGAACGCTATTGACGCTCTCCGGAGCAGACGATTACGGAAATTATCTTTCATACGACCTTGCTTCCCCCCGAAGAATTCAAGTATACCTCAACGGTGTTTTACTACACCAAGGTATAGACTATACAGCAGCTGATGGTTCCTCTATAACCTTCGCCTTTCCTATTGGCGTAGATCAAGTAGTTCAAGTTGCGGCATATAACTCAGACGGTGCGTCCATTGACGCAGACCTCATACTAGACGATGGATTTTCGTTTACCGTTGGTACCGATGAAGAGACTAAGTTCTATCATAATGGTACCAACACGATTTTAAAACATCTTGGTTACAACGGTGGGGATTTAAAGATCCAATACCGCGATAGTGACCGTATTGATGTTGATAGTGCTGGAGTAAATATATTCGGCGACTTCCGTCTTAATGGCGAATCTGTTGTTACTCTAGCGGATGTTATTAATACCATCAATACTGAGGTTGACACTGGATTTGTTGAAGCACTGAATATAAGTGCTGCCTCCGTATCTTATGTACCTGATAGTGACATGATTGCTACCAACGTTCAGGATGCGATTGATGAACTACATAGTACCAAACTAGACATTTCTGCCCTTAACGCCTCTATTGTATTATATCCAACGACCACTACTATTGCTGTTGACGGTATATACACGAAGATGGTCACTTCTATCGGTGACTCAGATTTTAATGCCGTTGCTGTAGATATCAACACTGGAACCATATCTGGGGCCGATCAGTTGATTGCGTCACTTGCTACGGAACAGGGTGTATTAATAGGTAACACTGGTGTTATTAACATTCATACTGTTGGTAACGTGAGAGTTAATCCAGATGGCTCTGGCGGTTCAGCATCATTCTATTTCGAAGTATATAAAAGAAGTGCTGCTGGTGTAGAGACTTTATTATCTACTTCATCAACCACAAGCAAAATTTCTCTAGATACTTATGGTGAGTTTTACGCAGATGCGTTATTACCAGCAACTGATTTCACCGCAACTGACCGTGTAGTAATAAAATACTATGGTAATGAAATTACTGGTAATGTTAACACTACATATGATTTTCAGTTTGGTGGTACATCTCCTGTACGGTCTAATTTTCCAGTACCCGTATCTGTAATACCACAGAATGTACTGGAGGCCTTGTCAGGGGGTTCTGGTATTGACTACAGCTCTGCGACAGGTGTCATCTCAGTAGATAATACTATTGCGACTAAGACCTATAGCGAGTTGTACGCGCACTCTGCGGCAGACTCTGCGGCATCGGTCGTATTGCTCGCTGCTAAATCTTATGCTGTAGAACAAGACTCTGACACTCTAGTATTAGCAAAATCTTATGCGTCTTCAAATGATGCGATTACATTACAATCAGCAAATGACTACGCAGAAAGTCAAGATGTTATAAATCTTCAATTAGCTAAAGATTATACTGAACTATATACAGACTCGGCAGTCTTACTAACACTAAACTCAGCAAACGTTTATACCGACAGTTCAGTATCAAACATTCAACTGGTTTTAGAGAACTACACTAACTCTGCTATATCTGCCGCCTTAATAACGGCAGACGCCGCTGCGGTAACATACACCGACAGCGCAATTAGTATTGCTATATCAAATCTTATCGATGGCGCGCCTCAAGTACTTGATACTTTGAATGAAATATCGGCAGCCTTAGGTGACGACTCCGACTTTATCGGAACAGTACAAAACTGGATTAATCAAAAGTTAGACGCTAACGCCACAACAGATGTTATAGAAGAAGGCGTTAATAACTTATACCTTACAGAAGAACGTGTAAGACAATCATTATCTGTGTCTAATGGGTTATCATTCAACCCATCTACAGGTGAATTCGGTATTGACAGTTCGGATGATGTAACCTTCTCATCTGTTACAGCTGCGACTTTTGTAGGTAATCTACAAGGTAATGCGGACACTGCGACAGATGCAGACCAACTCGACGGGCAACATGGTTCATATTATAGAGTTAATATTTACGATATAAATGGAACTTTAGTTAACTAGAACTTCATATCAGAAAATCTATTTATTATAAATAACATCATATATTAACTCTAATAAAATAGATGACACATCACTATGATCAACGGAAAATCTTTTAACAGGGTATTTGCTGAGAGCTTATTTAATCTAGCATCTCAGAAAAAATCTAAAGTTGAAGAATCGCCTGGCTCAGAGACGGAGATATTCGAACTTATCGAAGGTACTTCTTCTTCCACCAATGACAACTCAATCATACCTGAAGCACAACATATTATTGCTGACGGTGAAACCGCGATATTTACATTAAATGCTGCTCCTTCTAGGGCGGATCTTGTAGATGTTTGGGTGAATGATGTTCTTCAACACCATGTTGAGACATATGACACTATTGGTGATGTCATTCAGTTCAGTGAAATCCCCCCGCAAGGGACGGACATTTATATTAAATTTCGTTAGTATATTATTAAACGTTTAAACACAATCCTAACTAAAACCTCATGGAGATTACTCAATGTCATTTAGACAAATTAAATCACCAGCATTAGCAGATCGGTCTATAATTAGTACCAAACTAGACTCAAGTGCTGTTACGGGACAAACCCTTCTTACCGGAATGGCCAATCCTGCAGATTGCTTTACGCTGCTATACGATGTAGGTTCTGACTCGCTTAAGAAAATTAGTACTGCGGCATTCTTCGGAAGCTTTGATACTGACGACTTGGCAGAAGGTTCCAAACAGTACTTTACACCGCAACGCGCTCAAGACGCTGTTGCCGCAGATATTGCTTCTGCTGTTGCTGTAGAAACTGCTCGTGCTACTGCTGCTGAAGGTGTTAACGCAACTTCAATCGTAACTGAAACAAATCGTGCTACCGCTGCTGAAGTTGCTAACGCAACTGCTATTTCAACAGAAACAAATCGCGCAACTGTTCGCGAAAACGCAATCGAATCCGCATACCAGACAGCTGACGCTGCCTTATCAGTTCGTATTGATAACATTCTAACAAATACTGATTCTGACGCACTTAACTCTCTAGCAGAAATTGTTGTTGCTTTCCAAAACGCTGATAGTGTATTGACCGCGTCTACTATTGCTAACTCTAGTGCTATCTCGGGTGAAGTCGCTCGCGCCACTGCTGCTGAGACTGCTAACGCAACTGCTATCGCTAGTGAAGTAACTCGCGCAACTGGCGTTGAAGCTGGTCTACAGTCTTCAATCACTAGTGAAGCGGCAACTCGTTTGGCTGCCGATGGTGCTCTTGACGCTCGTTTGACTGTTGCTGAAGGTGATGTAAGTTCACTAGAAACTGATCTTGCCGCAGAAATTTCTCGCGCTGGTCAAGCAGAACAAGTTAACGCATCTGGTCTTGCTGCGGAAATCGTTCGTGCGACTGGAGCAGAAGCTGCTAACGCTACTAACCTTCAAGCAGAAATCACTGCTCGTGCCGCTGCTGACACTTCAGTCCGCGTTGACATGACTTCATTGATTACTAATGGTGATGCTGCAACTCTTGTATCTGCTAAAGCAAATGACAACCTACTAATCGGTGACGCATCTGTCGACGGTTCTTCAGGTAATACTGTTACTGATCGTGTTAGTTCAGCAGTTGCTACTGAAACAACTCGTGCGCAGGGTCAAGAATCTGCTATTCGTAGTGAATTTGCTCTTGCCGATAGTGACCTTCAATCAGGTCTAGACGCAGAAATCGCTCGTGCTACTGCTGCTGAAGGCGTTAATGCTTCCGCAATCTCTACAGAGACTAGTCGTGCGACTGGTGAAGAAAGTCGAATCGAAGCGAAATTGGACAATGTTATTGCTAACACCGATCCCGCCGCTCTTGATTCATTGACTGAAATCGTTGCTGCGTTCGTATCTGCTGACTCTGATATGTCTGCGTTGATCGCGTCAAACACTGTAGCAATTAATGCTGAAGCTGGTGTTCGCGCATCTGCGGACTCAGTACTACAAACTAATATCACAACTGAAGCATCAACTCGCTCAGGTGCTGATACTACTTTACAATCTAATATTACTGCTGAAGCAACTGCTCGAATTGCCGGTGATGCCGCAACTCTTGTATCTGCCCAAACAGATGCGACTTCTAAAGCAGACGCTGCTGAAGCTGCCGCTATCGTTCACGCAGACGCACAAGACACCGCACTTATCGGTGACGCATCTGTTGATGGTACTGTTGGTAATACTCTTACTGCTCGTATCGCAACTGCTAAATCTCAAGCATCTACTTACACTGACACAAAGGTTTCTGCTGAAGCAGCAACTCGTTTGGCAGCTGATAACGCATTGTCTCTACGCGCATCTGCATTAGAAGGTGATGTTTCAACTCTTCAAGGTGAGATGGATACTGTTGAAGCAGACATCCTTGCTGAGACTGCTCTACGTGTATCTGGAGACGCAAGTGTTCAGGCAGGTCTTGCTGCAGAAATCACTCGTGCTACTGCTGCGGAAGGTGTTAACGCATCAGCAATCCTAGCGGAAACTACTCGTGCTACTGCGGCAGAAGTTGCTAACGCAACCGCAATCTCTAACGAAGTAACTCGCGCATCTGGTGTCGAAAGTGGACTACGTGTTGATGTAGACGCAAACACTGTTACTGGTGCTGCTAACGCTGCCGCAATTAGTGTCGAGACTACTCGTGCTCTTGCTGCTGAAGCTGTCAACGCATCTGGTCTTGCTGCAGAAATCGCTCGTGCTACTGCTGCGGAAGGTGTTAACGCAACTTCAATCGCAACTGAAGCTGGATTACGTGCTGCTGGCGATGTTGCTCTACGTACTGACGTTGACGCGAATGCCCTATCAATCTCTGGTGTTGACTCTGATCTTTCTGTTGAAATCGCTCGTGCTACTGCCGCAGAAGGTGTTAACGCATCTGGTCTTGCTGCAGAAATCGTTCGTGCTACTGGCATTGAGTCTGGTCTACGCACTGACGTTAACACAGTAACCGGTCGTGTTGATGCTATCATCGGTACTTCTCCAGAAACTCTTGATACACTTCAAGAAATCGTTGCTGCGTTCGAAGGTGCTGATTCAGACATCCAGAACATTATCAATAACAACTCTGGTCGTTTGACTGCTGCTGAAAGTGACATCGATGCTGTTGAAGTACGCGCTACTGATTTAGAGTCACGCTCAACTGCTCTTGAAGGTCGTGCTACTACTCTTGAGTCTGTGCAATTAGCACAAGGTGGTCGTCTAACAGTTAACGAAGGTGACATTGACGGTCTAGAATCTAAAGTTGGCGTTGCCACTCTAGGTACTACTGCTACTAACCTATCTGCTGCTATCAATGAAATCCACTCTGAACTAGATGTTGAAGCTGGTAAAGTTTCTACACTACAAGGTGAGATGACTGCTGTTGAAGGTCAAGTCACAGTTCTAGAAGGCGAAATGAATGCTGTTGAAGCTGAACAAGCTCTACAGGCAGGTCGTTTAACAGTTAACGAAGGTGACATCGACTCACTAGAATCTAAGATGGGTTCTGGCGTATTCGCTACAACTTCACAAACTGCTGTTGGTTCTTCGAACGAACTACACGGTGAAATTAATGCTATTGAGGCTCGCGTAGATTCTGCGGAAGCGGACATCCTTTCAAACGCTGCTGCTATCTCAGCTGAATCTTCTCGTGCGCTTGGTCAGGAAACTGCCATCCGTTCAGAATTTGCTGCTGCTGATACTGCCATAACTTCTGCTTACATTGCTGCCGATGCGGTTGTTCTTTCATCTGCCTCTGTCGACGCAACTACTAAAGCGAACAACGCTGAAGCAGCTGCTAAGATTTACGCAGACACTATTGTTGGTGACGAAGTAGTTGATCGCACGAACGCTGATGCCGTATTACAATCCGCAATCGATGCTGAAGTAACTGCCCGTCTAAGTGCTGACGCTACTCTAAGTTCACGTGCTACTGTACTTGAAACTGAAATGACTGCGACTCAGTCAGGTGCTGGTCTTGCTGCTAACGGTAACTATGTTGCTCCAAGTGGTACTAACTTCCTAGACACTGCTGTTACATTGAAAGATGCTGATAGTAAATTGGATGCTGCTCTTAAAGCGGAACAGACTCGTGCTCTTGCTGCTGAAGGCGCAAACACTACTTCAATCAACAACGAAATTGCTGCTAGAATCGCGGGCGACTCTGACCTACAGGTTAGTCTTGACGCGGAAGTATCACGTGCTCTTGCTGCTGAAGGTGTATTGACATCTAACGTTTCTATTAACGCTGCTTCGATTGTGACTGAATCTAATTCACGTCAAAGTGCCGATGCTAACTTACAGTCTCAGATCGACTTTATTAAAGCCAACACTGATTCTGCTGCTCTGGATTCGTTAACTGAAATCGTAGCTGCCTTCCAGGCTGCTGACGGTACTCTTACTGGTCTAGTATCTCAGAACCAAACTGATATCGCAACTAACGCTTCAGGTCTTGCTGCGGAACTTACCGCACGTGCGGCACAGGGTTCTGCGATTCGTGGTGAGTTCGCTGCTGCTGACACTCTTCTTCAGACAAACATTAACGGTAAGGTTTCTAAGTCTGGCGATGCGATGTCTGGCGATCTAGACATGTCCGGTAACAAGGTCGGTGGTCTTGCAGACGGTACGGTTTATGCTGACGCAGTTAACAAAGGTCAGTTGGACGCGGGTCTTGCTGCACAGCATATCTCTCAGTTTGATACTAGCGACCTTCTAGAAGATCCGAATGGTACTAACCTTTACTTCACAAATGCTCGCGTTCACGCGGCAGTATCCGTCACTGACGTTTCTGGTGAAGGTAATGTTTCTGTAACAAACGGTGTGTTCTCTTTAAACACTGCTAAGGCATTCGTTGAACTAACTGATGTTACAGATTCAACTATCACTGGTAAGGAAGGTTTTGTTGCTCGTGTTAAGACTGATGGTTCTGGTATCGAACTTGTTGACCCAACACAGCTGGCGTTTAACAATGCTCAACGTCAGACTATTAGTGGTGACGGTGCTCAGACTACATTCGCATTAAACTTCGCAACTCTAGAAGCTAACGCGATGGTATTTGTTGGTGGTGTTGTACAGGATCCATCTGTACACTATAACATCGACTCTGAAGCACAGACAATCAGTTTCAACGCAGCGATTCCTGTTGGTACACAAGCGGTAGTTATCGCTCAGTCTACTAACTCGGTTGGTGTACTAGATCCTAAGTCTGTTGGTCTAGAAACTCTTGCTGATAACATCAAAGTCTTCGAACAAGGCAATGATATTGTTGTAGGAACTTCTGCTACAGTAGTTTCTTCATTCAACTCAGCAAACTACCGAACTGCTAAGTACATCGTTACTGTCGCAAATGGTAGTGAGTTCGAAACACGCGAATGTCTAGTTATTCACAACGGAACTGACGCTTTCATCACTGAATACGGTATCGTATACACTGGTGCGGCATTACTAGGTGATACTGATATACGTGTTACTGGTTCTACTGTTGAACTATTATACACTTCTGTATCAGCTGGTTCTGTAGTTTCTGTATCTGCTACATACGTCGACGCATAATAACTTTAACCCTAGGTGGAGGGGGATTCGTCCCCCTCCGCAAATAAAAATTCTAAAACAAAGGTAATAAAATGTCTTCGAACAAAAAATTTAGAATTCAGAATGGCGTTAACATAATCGGTGAACTGTCTATCGATGATATTACTATCATTGATGCGAACGGTAACGTTAGTGCGGATGCGATTGCTACCGCAGTTGCGTCACTAACCGCAGGCGACTTGGCTGATTTGCAGGCACAGGTAACTACAATTCTTGGGAGTTCTCCGGAATCTCTGGATACTTTACAAGAGATTGTTGCTGCTTTTGAAGCTGCGGACAGTACTTTAACCGGAACTGTTGCTGCTAACGCATCTGCTATTACTACAATTAATAACACTCTGGCGAGTGGAGTCGCAACTCCTGCTGACATTAGTGGCTTAGATTCCGATATTGGTGTCCTAGAAACATTTGTCAAAGGTGGTGCTTCACTTTCAACTGTCGCGACTAATGTTGTTCCGGCAATTAACGAACTAGTATCTGAAGTTGCTACTGTAAAAAGTGCGCAGACCGGAGATACTACAACTCTAACTTCAGCAATTAATACTGCTAAATCAGAAGCAATCTCTGCAGCATCTGCTGACGCAACTACTAAAGCAGACGCTGCTGAAGCTGCTGCAAACGCATATACTGATACTGAAGTTGCCGCATTGGTTGCTTCTGCTCCTGGCGCACTAGATACTCTTAACGAGTTGGCAGCTGCCTTGGGTGACGACGCGAACTTTGCGTCATCAATTACTGCGTCTATCGCAACTAAAGCTGACGATACTGCGACTACTGCTGCTCTTGGTCTCAAGGCAAACGCATCTGATGTTGCTGCATCATTTAGTGCGGAAGAATCTGCTCGTGACAGTGATGTCCTTGCAGCAATCGCTACCTCATCCGCAGACGCGACTTCTAAAGCAGACGCTGCCCAACTGGCGGCGGAAACTACGGCATCCGCAGACGCAACTACTAAGGCAGATGCTGCCAAAGTGGCAGCGAACGCATATGCGGTTTCTATTGTTAGTAGCACTGTTGACGCTGAAGCGAATACTCGTGCCGCTGCTGATACCGCGTTAAGTTCTCGTATAACTGCGGTAGAAGGATATTCTACTACTGATATTCCACAAGGTTCTAATGAGTACTTCACTACTGCCAAGGCACGTGCGTCGGTACAAGCTGGTACTGGATTGTCTTATAACCAATCAACCGGTGAGTTTTCAACTAACCTAGTTGCTGGTGACGGTGTTAGTGTATCTGGTGGTACTATCTCTATTGATGGTACATCTATCGGGCAGAATTTGGTTCCTTCTCTAGATGACACGTATAGTCTTGGTTCTCCGGACAAAGTATGGCGTGATGTGTATATCGGCCCTGGCTCATTATACATCAACGGTACTAAAATCCTTGAGGACAACAGCGGTACAATCACAATGTACGCGGACTCAGGTCAGAACCTATCATTCGGTACTTCCGGTGGTGGTGTAATTGATCTAAACGCTGGTTCAGAATCTATTCAGGTTAAATCTAATTTTATCCTGTCTTCTGGCAAAACAATCACAACTGTTGGTGGCGCTGCTACTCAATTCGGCGGTGACGTTGAAATGAATGGTAACTGCATCTTTAATGTTGCGGTTCCACAAACAGACGGCGAAGCTGCTAACAAAGGATATGTTGATAGTAAGATTGCTGCTGATCACGTAGGTAATAAGTCTTTCTTAGGCGACGTTGATGTTCAAGGTAATTTATCTGTTCAAGGTACTGTAACTACAGTTAACTCTGAGACTATCTCATTAGCAGATAACATCATTGACTTGAACTCAAATGTTACTTCTGGTACTCCGACTGAGAATGCTGGTTTCCGCGTAATGCGTGGTGACGAAGCTGCTGCTCAGATTCGATGGAATGAAACCTCAGATCAGTGGGAAGTATTCGACGGTTCTTCTTACACTAAGATTGCGCTATCTACTAGCGACCTAGTGGAAGGTTCTAATGAGTACTTTACTGATGCTAAAGCAAAATCAGCTGTTGCGGCAGATATCGCATCTGCGGTTACTGCTCTAGACAATGACCTACAGGGACAGATTCATACTCTAAGTTCTGGTGCGTCTACTGAAGCATCAACCCGTGCGTCTGCTGATAGTGTACTTCAAGGTAATATCACGGCAGAAGTTACTCGTGCTACTGCTGCGGAAGGTGTTAATGCGACAGCAATTTCATCTGAAGCATCAACCCGTGCGTCTGCTGATACTACTCTCCAGAGTAATATTGATGCGGAACAACTTGCTCGCGAAAGTGCTGACAGTGATCTACAGAGTCAGATTACAGCAGAAGTTACTTCACGCGCAAACGCTGTATCAGGTCTAATCACTGATGTTGCGAATGCTAATACTGCTCGTATCACAGGTGATAACAACCTACAAGCGGCAATTACTTCTGTACAGAATGCGGTTAACGCAATCACTACCGGTACAATTCCTGCTCTAGATACTATAGTAGAAGTTGTTGCTGCGTTTGAGGCTGCTGACGGTAATTTACAGTCATTGATGAGTGGAAACTCTTCAGCGATTAATGTTATTGACGGTCGTGTAGATACTTTAGACTCAGATATGGCAGTGGTTCAGGGACTCGCATCTGCCACAGCATCTACAGTAGCTGTTCAGGGTGGTCGTCTGTCTACTGAAGAAGGTAATGTTGATTCGTTACAGACATTCACTGGTATAGGTACTGCTCTTGATACTACTGCTGCTTCACTAGCAGTTGCTATCAACGAACTACACGGTGAATTAAATACTGCTGTCACTTCAATCAGTAACGAAATCACTCGTGCTACTGCTGCGGAAGGTGTCAACGATACTGCGATTACTTCGGAAGCATCAGCTCGTTCTGCTGCGGATATCCTCTTACAGGGTAACATTGATACAGAAGCATCAACTCGTGCGGCTGCTGATAGTGACCTACAGGTCGGTCTTGCTGCCGAATTGGTTGTTCGTGCTGCCGGTGATACTACTCTCCAGAATAACATTAACACAGAAGTTGCGTTACGTGTTGCTGGTGATAATTCACTTCAGAATCAGATTAACAGTATTGTCTCTAACACTGATCCAGCTGCTTTGGATTCATTGACAGAGATTGTTGCTGCTTTCCAATCTGCTGATGGAACGTTACAAGGATTGGTCAGTTCTAACAATGCTAGTATCTCTACTTTAAATACTAAAGTAGGTGCTATCGAAAATTGGGACACTGATGACCTAAGTGAAGGTACTAACAAGTACTGGACTCCGGAACGTACTAAGTCGGTATTGTCTGGTGGTCTATGTATCACTTACAATTCAACCACTGGTGAAATCAAGATTGACGAAGCGGAAACTGCTTCATCTCTACACGTAGCATCATCTACTAACGCGAACGGTTTGGGTGGACAAGCTCCTTCTCACTACCGTATTGACATCTATGATATCAATGGTGTTATTGTAAACTAATATTACTAATAAGTAGTATGCGAAAGGGGACACTTCGGTGTCCCTTTTTTTATGTGCGCTATAAAACGTATAAATAGAACTAGAATAACTTTAGGACGCACCTCATGTATGTAACTAACCGAGATGATTTGATGGACTATTGCTTGCGTGCATTAGGGCACCCAGTAGTAGAAGTCAATATAGATGAAGAACAATTGGATGACCGTGTAGACGAAGCACTTCAGTGGTTTCGTGAATTTCATCCAGATGGAAGTAAACGCTTTTACTTGAAGCATCAATTGACTCAGGAAGATATCGACAATCAATCTATCGATTTTCCTGACAATTTGGATATGATAAGTGTAGTTCGTATGCTCCCCATGTCCTTTAACGGTTCACAGAATGGATGGTTCAGTGACGCATGGCAGTACATGAAATTTACCATGTCAGACTTTGTTGCCGGAAATGGCATCTTGGGAGACCTTGCTCAGTACGAACAGATGCAGCAACACTTATCGTTGTTGGACATGAAGTTAACTGGACAACCAGAGATTTTATTCGATAGACAATATAATAGAATAAATCTAACTATAGGTAAAAGCAAACTTACTGCGGGGGATTATATCGTATTTGAGGTATATGGTATTAGAGACCCAGACGATTCAATAACAGAATATAACTCTCTTTGGAATCATCGTTTTCTCAAATCATATTGTACTGCGCTCATTAAGAGACAGTGGGGTACTAACTTGATTAAGTTTGATGGAATGACATTGCCAGGCGGTGTCACTGTAAACGCTCGTCAAATCTATGAAGATGCTCTACAAGACATCGAAAAAATCATGGAGAAATTCCGTGAAGAGGAAGACGAAGGCCCAATCTTTTTTGTAGGGTAACCCATGGCAACTAATCCATATATAAGTCAAAATCACAGACCAGAACAGAGTTTATACGAAGACTTAATTATAGAGTCTATTAAATTCTATGGTCAGGACATTTATTATCTACCCCGAGAAGTTGTAGAGAGGGAAGATATCTTTCTGGACAGCATTCAGTCCCAGTTCTCTGACGCCTATAAGGTAGAGGTTTTCATAGAGAATACTGACGGATTTGACGGAGAGGGAGACCTGTTCACCAAGTTTGGTATCGAGTTACGCGATCAAGCAACATTTGTGATTGCTCGTCGGCGATGGCAGGAATTAATTGGTGATAAACTATCAGACAAGAAATTCAGACCAAGGGAGGGTGATCTTATATTCTTACCTCTATCTCAGTCTTTGTTCGAGGTCAAGAAAGTTGAGACTGAAACTCCTTTCTATCAGTTATCCCAGTTACCACTCTTCCGTATGCAGTGTGAGTTGTTTGAGTTCTCTGATGAAGACTTTGACACTGGTATTGACGCAATTGATATCGTAGAAAAAGAACACGCCTATCAGTATCATATGACTATGGCTGAACCAGATTCTAACCAAGGTGGTTTCTACGAGACCGGAGAATACGTATTCCAGACGTTTGACGATTTTGAACTTGGCGGTGAAGTTACTGCGTGGAACAGTCAAACACGTGTGCTATCTATCGCGCACACGGGTGCTGATGACGGACAATACCACATGTGGTCTGATGACCGAGAAGTATTTGCGGAGTCTGGTGCGGTGTATATGCCGGTACAGGGAACCATTGGGGATAATGTAAACGAAATACAACCTCTATCACAGAATAAAATATTTGATGATTTCGAAAATGATTTCCTAGACTTTTCAGAATCGAACCCCTTCGGAGATGTTTCATAATGTTAGGTACTTATTTTTATAACAAGCGAGTAAGGACTTCCGTATCTATATTTGGTTCTCTGTTTAATGACATACATGTTTTGAGAACAGACTCTAACGGTAAAGTCTTATCACAAGTCAAAGTACCATTATCTTATGCTCCGAAGAGGAGTTTCTTAGAGAGACTCGAAGAGATGTCGCAAGGTGAAGAGGCTGAACGTCGCGTCGCCATTAAGTTACCTAGAATGTCCTTCGAGATAATTGGTATTAATTATGACCCGCAGCGTCAGTTACCTAAAATGAATACGTTTAATGCGGCACCTATTGGTGAAAGAAAAGATTTATACACAGGTGTTCCGTATATATTGTCGTTTCAATTAGCAGTTTATGCTAAATCGCAAGATGATGCGTTACAAGTGGTTGAACAAATTATACCATACTTTGCTCCGCAATACACGCTCTCGGTAAAACCATTCAGCGATTTACCCGATATAGTCGAAGATATTCCGGTCACTCTCACTGGTGTAGATTTTCAAGATGATTATGAAGGCCCATTAGAGCAACGTAGAACAATTATATATAATCTTAACTTTGAGATGAAAACTAATTTCTACGGGCCAGTGAAGGAAGGCACGCTTATTAGAGAAGTTAACACTAATATACACATGCTTTCCAATGATGATTTAAACCCGTTCTTGAGTAATATAAGAATTACTACAGACCCAATTGACGTGAGTCCTGATAGTGACTATGGATTTACTATAGAGATTAATGATGAGCAAAGTCCCAACGGTATCTAACAAAGAAGAGAAACGTAATTTTGTACATGAACAAGACTATGAATACTCTCGTGAAACTTACTACGACCTTATTGAAAAGGGTCGTGAGTCTTTAGAGTTGATGATTGAGGTAGCTCGCGAAAGTGAGCACCCCCGAGCATTTGAAGTTCTGGCTGGTATGATTAAAGGTATCGCTGACGTTAACGATAAGTTAATGGATTTGAACAAGAAGCAGAAAGAACTTTTAAAAGACGATAGACCCGCAGACGCAACAACTACTAATAACAATTTATTTGTAGGTTCTACTACAGACCTTCAGCGCATGTTATTGGGTGGTGATGAAAAGGTGATTGATCAGGACGATTCATAATGGCATCTTTCACTAAGAACTCCTATCTCGGAAACCCTCAAGTAAAACGTGACGGTGTCTCAGAGGAGTGGGATAAGAAGAAACTTCGAGAATACCAGAAGTGTATGAAAGACCCCGCGTATTTCTGTAGGAAGTATGTTAAGGTAGTTCATCTTGATAAAGGTCTAGTACCTTTCGATCTATATGATTATCAAGAAAATATGTTTAATCACTTTAATGATAATAGATTTTCTATCGTTCTCGCTTGTAGGCAATCTGGTAAATCAATTAGTTCGGTAGGGTATATTTTATGGTATGCCGTATTTCATCCAGAAAAGACTATTGCGGTTCTTGCTAACAAAGGCGCGACGGCACGTGAGATGTTATCTCGTGTAACACTCATGTTAGAGAACCTCCCGTTCTTCCTACAGCCTGGCTGTAAAGCACTTAACAAAGGGTCAATAGAGTTCTCTAATAACTCTCGTATCATTGCTGCAGCAACCTCTGGTTCTTCTATTCGTGGTATGTCGGTTAACCTTCTGTTCCTAGACGAGTTTGCGTTCGTAGAGAATGCGGCAGAGTTCTATACATCAACCTATCCTGTAATTTCGTCCGGTAAGGACACAAAAGTTATCATAACAAGTACCGCAAACGGTATTGGTAATACTTTCCAAAAGATATGGGAAGGTGCTGTACAGGGTGTTAATGCCTACAAACCGTTTCGTGTAGATTGGTGGGATGTCCCTGGCCGAGACGAGAAGTGGAAAGCGCAAACTATAGCAAACACCTCCTCCTTACAGTTTGACCAAGAATTTGGTAATACGTTCTTCGGTACGGGTAATACTCTCATTGAGGGTCAGATACTTCTAGATTTACGTGCGCGTCAACCAGTTCGTCGATTGGAAGGCGGGGACGTATCAGTATATGAAGAACCCATTATAGATCACCAGTATATCATGACCGTTGATGTTTGTCAAGGGCGTGGACAAGATTATTCTACATTTACTATATTTGATGTTTCAGTACAACCATTCAAACAGGTATGCGTGTATCGCAATAACCGAATATCCCCAATTCTTTATCCCAACATAATATATAAATATGCTACCGTATACAACGAAGCGTATGTTGTCGTAGAGAACAATGACCAAGGTATGGTCGTGTGTGTTGGTCTATATCAAGACTTAGAGTATGAGAACATCCATCTAGAGTCAGCAATCAAGGCAGATTCTATTGGTATTCGTATGGACAAAAAAGTCAAACGAATTGGATGTTCGGCAATCAAGGACATCATCGAAAATCATAAACTAGATATTTACGATGAAAATACTATCATGGAAATATCAACCTTTATATCTAAGGGGTTGTCTTTCGAAGCGAGTGACGGTAACCATGATGACTTAATGATGAACCTTGTGATGTTTGGATACTTTGTTAGCTCACAATCTTTTGGCAATGTTGCGGATGTTGATTTTAGAACAATGCTATTTGAACAACGAATGAAAGAGATTGAAGACGACATACCCCCATTCGGAATTATTGATGATGGCTCATCATATAGTACCGAACTTGACCTGACAGATCCCTATAATGCGGGTTGGCATGACATATCAGCACAGCAGTTTACTCCCGAAGAATGGTAGATTTAAAAATAATATAAATAGAAGTATTGAGAAAAAAATCCGTATTATGATAAACTTATTATACCTTAATCGAAAAGGAAACTATTATGGCTCTTAAATCGTCAGAGTCTCCAAATGTTACAGTACGCGAAGTCGATCTAACAGGCGTTGTTCCTGCTACGTCTAGTACTACTGGCGCATTCGCTGGAGAATTTAACTGGGGCCCCGCACTTAAACCAACTATCGTTTCTAACGAAGCAGAGTTGGCACTTAAATTTGGGTCACCTGTACAAGGAGGCGCGGCCGCCTCAGACTTTTTGTCTGTTGCGCAATTCCTCAAATATTCATCAACTGCATACGTTACGCGTATTGTAAGCGATGGAGACACTAACGCTGTTGCTGAAGGTTCGGCAGGCGGGACAGAAGTTGTTGCCGGTGGTAGCGATCTAACTTTGCGGTATGTCACCGAAGGCGAAGTGTATTTCTATGAATTACCCTTCCGCGTCGGAGATAATGCGTTAAACCCTGTAATTGATAGCACATGGAAAACTAATGTTCTTGACGCCACCGGAGCCGTAGTTCATGCTGTCGGCACTTCGGCTGATGGTGAGTTGACATTAACAACTCCTCCGCTAACTGGTAACAGTCGGTTAGTATATACCCCTGAAGCTGACGGTGATGGAGTGGTAACTCCACATCCAGAAATCGTAGCAACATGGTTATATGACCAACCACTACCTACTGGTATCCAAGTACTTAATGCTGAAGATTACGAACAGCAAGATTTGGATTTTTACAAGATTATAGCACGCTATCCTGGCGACCGTGGTAACCTCATTAGTGTTCAAGTTTGCCCTCCTGCAGCATTTGCCCAATGGACTTACGCAAGCAAGTTTTCTTCTGCGCCAGTAGGTAATGAAGTTCACGTCGTGATCTTAGTCGACGGTGAAGTTGTTGAGACTCACGAGTACTTATCAACTGTTGAAGGCGCAAAACTACCAGACGGTTCAGCGAACAATGTATTGGATGTTATCAATAACAAATCCGATTGGGTTTGGGCGTCTAGCATTGGTACTTTAACAACTAGTGTTGTGACATTCACCTTGTCAGGTGGAGCTAACGGTGTACATGGTAAGGCGGACTATATTCGCGCATTCGACCAGTACGCAGACGTAGATTCAATTACAGTAGATTTCTTAGTAGCACCTTCTCGCGGAGCAAATGACGGGATTGATGTTGAGGTAGCAGCTTTGGCCAAAACACGTAGAGATTGTGTTGCGGTAGCATCTCCTTATGGGGACGCAGTCAAAGCATCAAGCATGGACGACATTATAGCTTGGTCTAATGGATTACCCGACAGCGATTACCTCATTTGTGACGGTAACTGGTTAAAGGTATACAACAAGTATCAGGACAAGTACGAGACTATCGCGGCGGCATCATCTACCGCAGGTATCATGGCAGCAGCAGATAGAGATTCAGCACCTTGGTTCTCACCAGCTGGTTCACGTCGTGGTCAATACTTTGGTGTAACATCTCTTGTCTTCAATCCAACCAAGGCACAACGTGATACATTATATAGCGCAAAAGTAAATCCAATCGTCAGCTTGCCTGGCCAAGGTACTGTACTATTCGGTGATAAGACTCACCTATCACGTCCATCAGCATTCGACCGTATCAACGTACGTCGTTTGTTCTTGGTGATTGAACGTTCAATCGCAGAGGCGGGTAAAAACGCAATGTTCGAATTCAACGATGAGTTTACTCGCGCAGAATTTGTTAACATCGTAGAACCGTTCCTACGTGAGATTCAGGGTCGTCGCGGTATCACTGACTTCCGTGTTGTTTGTGATGAAACAAACAATACATCAGCAGTCGTTGATCGTAACGAATTCGTAGCAACAGTCTTCATCAAACCAGCACGTTCTATCAACTACGTAACATTAAACTTCGTAGCAGTTAGATCAGGTGTCGAGTTTGAAGAAGTCGTTGGCACAGTTTAAGGAGATATATAATGTCACTAAGAGTCGATGATTTTAAAGCAAAACTGAAAGGTGGTGGTGCTCGTACCAACCTTTTCAAAGCTACATTAAACTTTCCTGCCTATGCTGGCGGAGACGCAGAACTTACATCGTTTATGTGTAAGGGTGCTCAGTTGCCAGCATCGACAATGGGATTTGTAGAAGTTCCTTTTCGTGGTCGTATGCTTAAGATAGCAGGGGATCGGACATTCGAAACTTGGACAATCACTGTCTTAAACGACACTGGTTTCGAGGTTCGAAATTCTATGGAACGTTGGATGAACGGTATGAACGCACATAGTTCAAATACTGGTATCACCAACCCAGTCTTATATCAATCTGACCTCATTGTTGAGCAGTTAGATAAAGATGGTTCTACTGTAAAAACTTATAACCTTCGTGGATGTTTTCCGACTAACGTTTCATCAATTGAAGTTAGTTATGATAACGAAGCAATCGAAGAGTTTACAGTTGAGTTTCAAGTCCAGTATTGGGAATCTAATACGACTAGTTAATAATGGTATAAGTAAGTGTATCGTGGGGAGAATACTCCCCACTTTTCTTATCGTGAGGATATATGGCAGATAATAGTTTTTTTAAAGCGTTTGGTTTTGAATTAAAGAAAGTTGAGAAACCTGAAGCCAAAAAGGCGCAATCAATAGTTCCCGCAGTCGATGAAGATGGCGCGGGCTATGTGTCAGCGTCTGGTTCTTATTTTGGTCAATATGTAGACCTAGAAGGAACTGGAGCCAAAGACAACCAAGAACTTATTAAAAAATATCGTACTATTGCGGAACATCCAGAATGTGATGCTGCTATTGAAGATATTATTAATGAGGGTATTGTTGGCGGCGAGTTAGAATCAGCTGTAAGTATTAATTTAGACAAAGTCAAAACAACAGACAGCATTAAAAAAACCATTACCGAAGAGTTCAACAACATTTGTTCTATGTTGAATTTTGAAGAACATGGACACGACATCTTCCGTTCGTGGTATGTAGATGGACGTTTGTACCACCATTTAGTGGTAAACGAGTCCAATTTAAAAGCGGGTATTGTAGAAATTCGACCTATCGATGCTACTAAGATGAGGAAGGTAAAAGAAGTAAAGTACAAGAAAGATGAGAAGACTGGTGCTAAGATCGTAGATAAAACTCTGGACTTCTACATCTATCAAGAACGTGCCGGTGGTACTAACGGAGTAAAACTTACTCCAGACTCAGTAAATTATGTCACGTCGGGTCTATTAGACTCCTCGAAGAAGCGTGTGTTATCATATTTACATAAAGCAGTCAAACCAGTTAATCAGTTACGTATGATGGAAGACTCTCTAGTCATCTATCGTATGGCACGTGCGCCTGAACGTCGTATCTTCTATATTGACGTGGGCAACTTACCGAAGGGTAAAGCTGAACAACATATCAAAGATATTATGTCACGTTATAGAAACAAAGTAGTCTATGACGCGAGTAGCGGTGAAATTAAAGATGACCGTAAACATATGTCTATGCTCGAAGATTTCTGGTTACCTCGTCGCGAAGGTGGTCGTGGTACTGAGATTAGTACACTACCTGGCGGTGAAAACCTAGGACAGATTGACGACATTATATACTTCCAGAAGAAGTTATATAGGTCACTTAATGTTCCTCTAAATAGACTCGAACAAGAGGCGCAATTTAGTTTAGGTCGTTCTACAGAGATTGGTCGAGATGAAGTTAAATTTCAGAAGTTCATTGACCGTCTGCGTAAAAAGTTCTCTCATCTGTTCATTGATATTCTGAAGAAACAACTTCTTCTTAAAGGTATCTGTACAGAACAGGATTGGGAACTATGGAAACGTGAGATTCAAGTAGACTATAACAGGGATAATCACTTCACTGAGATGAAGGATGCTGAGTTGTTGCGTGAACGTCTACAGACTATGGATCAGGTTTCACAATATGTAGGTGAATATTTCTCACGTGAGTGGGTAATGAAGAATGTCATGATGATGAATGATGACGATATAGAAAATATGCGTAAAGAAGTTGAAGCAGAAAATGCCAACTCTGACGACGCGGATGATTTGGAGATATAATATGACTGAAGTAACAACCGTAGTAAATGAAGATATCGAAGAGCCAGGCATGGACTTTGTCAATGCTCTACAAGGTGGAGACTTCCGTTCCGCAGAAAGTATATTCAACGATATGCTCGCGGATAAAGTACAGTCGTCTTTAGACGCAGAGAAAATCGCAGTCGCAGGACGGATATTCAATGATGAAGAAGAATTAGACGGTGATGACCTAGACGATGATCTAGAAGATGATTTAGACGACGAAACCGAGTCTGACGAAGACTGATTCTAACATGAATCTAACTAAGAAGATGGTTCACATTTGGATTGGGCCTTTTAAACCCCCCATCCAATGGATGAATACGTGGAAAGAGAAACACCCCGATTGGGACTATAGTATATTCACCGATGAGATGTACAAGTCACGCACGTGGTATAATCAACATCTCATGGATGAGTACTATTCCAAAGAAGTTTGGGCAGGTGTCGCAGATTTAATTCGTTATGAATTATTATATGAGGACGGTGGTTTCTTACCACCCGCAGACGCTATATGCTATGAGAATATGGATGAAGTGTTCACCAGCCCGTCAGATTATGCGTACACCGTATATGAAAATGACAGGGATGAACATATAGCACCGAACTGGATATCCCCTATACAGGCATGTAACGCGGGGAATACCTTAGTTAAGTTATTGATAGATACCTTACATGAATTGAAAGTAGAAGAGCTTAGTTTAAAACCGTGGCAGTCTACCGGTAATGAATTTCTCTCACAGTTTGTACCTGATAAAGAGAAACATAAATTAACTATCTGGCCTTCCTATTATACTATCCCGAGGCATTATTCTATTCGTTCCACTCCTTATATGGGTAATGATAAGATATATGCTGAACAAATGTGGGGAAGTACAAAGAAAATTTACGTTTAAGTTTTATTTTTGTATAAATAATAGGAAAAGAGTAAAAGATGAAATCATTTCAACAAATTAGAGAATCATCTAAAAAAGTCTTCAGTAAGAAGATGGGTGGTTATCCGGTAGTAATTAATCAGACCAAAAAAGGGTTTGAGTTGAATATTGATGGAGACTACGTAGATGCTTTCAAGACGCAGAAGGAAGCAGAGTCAACTGCTAAACAAGTCCTCATAGACTTAGGAAAATTAAAATGAAGCTGATTACCGAATTTAATGACAGCCACGATTTACAGTGTATCGTGGAAGCCAAGGAGAATGGCGAAAAGAATTATGTCATCGAGGGTGTGTTCGCACAAGCAGATTCAAAAAACCGTAATGGGCGAATTTACCCCAAAGCAATTATGGAACGTGCTGTAAATAAGTACGTTACCGAACAAGTTAGCAAGAAGAGAGCAGTCGGTGAGTTAAATCATCCGGAAGGCCCAACTGTTAACTTGGATAAAGTTTCGCATTTAATCACTGACCTTCACTTTGAAGGCAATGATGTAATCGGAAGGGCGCAAATATTGGACACTCCTATGGGTAAGATTGTAAAAGGTCTTCTTGCTGGTGGTGTTCAACTAGGAGTGTCAACTCGTGGTATGGGAAGTCTTGTGAGCAAAAATGGCATAAATTATGTCGGAGAAGACTTTATTCTTAGTACAGTAGATATCGTACAAGACCCAAGTGCACCAAATGCTTTTGTTAATGGTATTATGGAAGGTGTAGACTGGGTTTGGAATAATGGAATTCTTGAGCCTCAAGCAATTGAAGAGATAGAGACTGAAATCAAAGCAACACCCGCTGCATATCGACCTGAAGTGCAGATGCGTGAGTTTAAGAATTTCCTCTCGTTAATCAAATCTAAACTATAAGGAGTCACTATGACTAATCTTAAAAAAGAAGTCGAAGTTGAAATCCGCGATAGCATTGTTGATACTAACGAAATCGTGGAGGAAACTCTGGACGAAGCACAAGCACCTAAAGCGAAGGGTAAGGCAGAGGCTACACCAGTATCCGAACCTGAGTCAATCGCATCGGTAGATAAGGCTGCGGACGCTACATCCAAAACATCGCTTCCAAAAACCAAGGCAGGAATGTTGAACGCAATGTACCAAACCGCTTCAAAAATGAAGAAAGGTGACTTGCAAGCAGCATATGCCAAAGTATGTGAACAAGCCGGTGTAGATCTGGATGAAGATGTTGCACAAGAAAACGACACTCAATCACAATTACGTGCTATTGTCGAAGGTGAAGCAACTCTATCTGAAGAGTTCAAGGAAAAGACCGCACTTATTTTCGAAGCAGCTGTTAAAACAAAGTTGTCAGAAGAAGTAACGCGTCTTGAAGAACAATACACAGAAGAATTATCTGAAGAAGTCGAGTCTATTAAGACTGACCTCGTAACAAAAGTAGATTCTTACCTAAACTATGTAGTTGAAACTTGGATGGAAGACAACAAGTTAGCGATTCAAAGTGGTCTACGTACCGAAATCGCAGAAAACTTTATGTCATCAATGAGAGATCTATTCGTAGAATCTTATGTTGACGTTCCAGAATCCAAGGTTGACCTAGTTGACGAATTAGCATTACAAGTTGACGAGTTAGAAGAAAAACTAAACGCAACAACTGGTGACGCAATTCAACTCGCAGAAGAACTTGAAACTTACAAGCGTAATACTCTTATTGCTGAAGCTTCACGTGACCTTGCGGACACCCAAGCAGAAAAGTTAAAAGAACTCGTTGAGAACGTAGACTTTGAAGACGAAGCAAGCTTCGTTAAGAAAATCGCTACTATCAAGCAATCATACTTTTCTAAAGAAATCCCAGAGCCAATCACAGAATCAGCATCCGCTGACGCTGATGAAGAAGTTGAAGTATCTTCCATGATGGAAGGCTACATCTCTGCTCTACGAAAAACCTCTAAAAAATAAGGAATACTAAAATGCAATCTTTTGATACTCTTATCGAAAAATGGGCTCCAGTTCTTAACGAAGAGTCTGCGGGCGCGATCCACGATCACCACCGTAAAGCAGTAACCGCTGCTATCCTAGAAAACCAAGAAAAAGCAATGATGGAAGAGCGTGTTGCTTACTCTGGTTTCATGACCGAAGACGCATCTGGCGGAGCCAACACTGGTTCTGTATCTAAGTGGGATCCAGTATTGATCTCTCTAGTACGTCGTGCAATGCCTAACCTAATGGCATATGACGTATGTGGCGTACAGCCAATGTCAGGCCCAACTGGTCTTATCTTCGCGATGAAGTCACGTTACGACGGCGGAGCTACTACTAACCCTGAAGCACTATTCGGCGAAGCTGATACTGGTTTCTCTGGCGCGGGCACTCACCCTGCCGGTAAAGGTACTACTACCGCAGCTGGTGAAGCTCTTGGTCGTGGCGGCGTTGACGTTGAAGGTCAACCTTCAGGTTCATTCGCAGAAATGGGTTTCACAATCGAGAAAGCAACTGTAACTGCTAAGTCTCGTGCGTTGAAGGCTGAATACTCTCTAGAACTAGCACAAGATTTGAAAGCAATCCACGGTTTGGATGCTGAAACAGAACTTGCTAACATTCTTTCTACTGAGATTCTTGCTGAAATCAACCGTGAAGTTATTCACACAATTAACAGCCAAGCGAAGCAAGGCGCGACTACTTCAAACGTTATCGTTCCAGGCACATTCGATCTAGAAACTGATGCTGACGGCCGTTGGTCTGCAGAGAAGTTCAAGGGTCTAGTAGTTCAGTTGGATCGCGAAGCGAACGCAATTGCTAAAGAAACTCGTCGTGGTAAAGGTAACGTAGTAATCTGTTCTTCAGATGTTGCTACTGCTCTTGCTGCCTCTGGTATGCTTGACTACACACCTGCTATGTCTACTGGTCTTCAGGTTGACGATACTGGTAACACTTTTGCTGGTGTCCTTAACGGTCGCACTAAGGTCTATATCGACCCATATGCCTCTTCAGACTACATCACTGTAGGTTATAAAGGTACTAACGCATATGACGCAGGTATTTTCTACTGCCCATACGTACCTCTCCAGATGGTTAAAGCTGTCGGCGAGAATGACTTCCAGCCACGTATCGGGTTCAAGACTCGTTATGGTATGGCGTCTAACCCATTCGTAGGTGCTGCACCTGCCGATGGTCTAGCGCTTGCTGGTACTAACCAGTACTACCGTCGATTCAACGTTGCTAACATCATGGGTAACACCCCTGCTGCATAAGCAATAATGAATAAAAAATAGAGTAGGGTTAACCTACCACTTTTAAACCCTCATCTTCGGATGGGGGTTTTTTTATGCGTATAAATATATGTAAGGAAGATGTTCTACGTATCAAGTGGTACGTACTGCACATGAGTGGGTAGGAGACCACCCTCGGAATTACAGGATAGGAGATTACTATGCGTATAATCGCAATTGCGTTCGCATTGGCTCTGTCTGCTTGTTCAACCGTCGAGTCAACTATTGATGGTACGGGTGGTATTATTAAAGGTGTCAGTTCCGATGTCTTTGGTATCACTGCCGGTGTTTTGGATGTAACGTCTAACGTGATTAAAGATGTTGCTGATAAGACGGGGACAGCTGCGACAGCACCCGAAGAAACAAAGTAAGGAGTATACCGACCAAGGATGGTACTTAATTCTCGTATAAATACATGCGAGTCGTCCGAGGATATGTCATGAGCATTAATAAAAATTTTCTACAACCCACTGGGTTTAAAATCATTATAGACAAAGAGAAATACTCTAGTCTAGAATACTTCGCGCTGTCAGTACAGCACCCAGGCTCTATTGTAAATACAATAGAAGTTCCTATCCCTAGGTTGATGGGAATGCCCATGTCGGGATCAAAACTTACTTATTCAGAATTGTCGGTTAATCTTATTCTGGACGAAGATATGTCCGCATATAAAGAAATGCAATCGTGGATGGAAAGAACTGTAACTGAGAACGAAACATCGGCACTATATAATGATATAACATTAATTATCCTAACAAGCCACAATAACGGAAACGTTCGCATTAAGTATAAGGATTGTGTACCTACAAGTATTGGCGCAATCGAATTCAATTCTACTTCAGGTGATGTTCCAGTATTAACTTTTGATGCTGTGTTTAGATTTACGGAATTTACTATATTATGAGTTTGAAAAAGTACGAAATCAAGAATTCGAATGTATTGGCAATTCTTGAAGATTTTCGTTACACCTATAGAGATTTGTACAGACCAGAAGAATGTTGTGAGGTATTGAGCCCTGGCTTAGAAAATGCGGCAGACCAATATACTTCAGACAAGGAAATGCGTCGAATTATAGCGCTGGGGGAGAACCACAATGGTGCTGCCGAGCATGGTTACTCACACCCTATAAAACCAGACCACTATCAAGGAACTCATCCAGAAGAGTACCGTAAAACGTACATTGCTCTGGATAAGAGATTAAAGGAAGAACTCGGATTATATTCTTCTGCCCTATCACAACTATATCCACCTAAAGGATTTATATGCTGGCACAATAACGCCAACGCAGCGATGTTCAACGTAATTTTCACATGGTCTCAGGATGGTGATGGATGGTTCAAGTATGTAGAACCTACAACAGGTGAAGTGATTACCATTCAGGATGAGAAGGGATGGAACATGAAAGCAGGGTACTTTGGCGCGTACGGTTCAGGTGATGTAGTGTACCATGCGGCAAAAACAAACTGTTACAGAATGACACTGTCCTACGTCCTAGGACACGATTATGATTATTGGAAGGATATGATTGACTATATTACCGAAGTGTGATATAATACAGCATTCCCCCATTAAAAAGGTACTATATAATGATTGATTTGGAAACCGTTCTCAAAGAATGGTCAGAAGACTGTACTATACCTCAGCATCAACTAGACGAAGTCTCTAGACACACACCGTCGTTACACGCAAAGTATCTACAATATCACGCACTCGCAAAGTTACAGCTCAAACGTTGTGAGAACTCTCAGAAGACTCTTTTACTTAAAAAGTTTAAGTACTACAACGGTAAGATGGACGAAGATGAACTACGTGCTACTGGTTGGGACTTAGACCCCTTCAATGGTCTTCGTATACTCAAAGGTGATATGGATTTATACTACGACGCAGACCCAGAAATTCAAAAGTCTGAGGAACGGATTGCGTACTATAAGACACTTATTGAAACTCTAAGTAATATAGTGGATACTTTAAAATGGAGACACCAGACAATTGGTAACATGATTAAGTGGCGCCAATTTGAGGCAGGTGGTTAATATCAAACCTACCAATAATCGCGAGTTAAGAGAGAGATAAATAGATGTTTGAAGAAGATGATTTAATTAAAGCGGGGATGCTAAAAGACGTAGGGCACTACCCCAATTTAGATATAGTGGAATTAGCGAAACTTATATATGAGCGTAGACAACAAGATTCGAATCAGGATGGTCAACCACAGTTACTTCGCGGTTGAGTCGCACCCTGCTCAAGAAGCAGAACTCCGTGAGTATTTCTCCTTCATGGTGCCTGGCGCCAAGTGGACTCCCGCGTTTAAAGCACGTCGCTGGGATGGAAAAATCCGTCTCTATAACATGGTTTCTAAACAACTTAACGTAGGACTTTATAGTCATCTACGTCGTTTCTGCGCGGATAGATTCTATAAGTTAGAGATACTTGAGCACGAAGTCTATGGTATACCTAGCGCAAAGGACGACATCGATCACCCAACTCTAGTTAAGTTTCTAGCGTCACTGGATAGTCCATACGAACCAAGAGACTATCAATATAAAGCAATTGCTCACGGTATAGAAAACTACCGTTCTATTCTATTATCTCCCACCGGTAGCGGTAAGTCATTTATCATCTATAACCTAATGCGTTATGCTCTAGAAGCTACTCAAGGTAATATACTGGTAATTGTTCCTACTACATCTCTAGTAGAACAGATGTATAAAGACTTCGAAGACTACGGATATGATGTAGGTCAGTACTGTCATCGTATTTACTCAGGTAAAGAGAAAGTCACTGACAAACGTATTATCATATCAACGTGGCAGTCAATCTATAGATTTGACCATGAGTGGTTTGAACAGTTTGAAACTGTCTTTGGGGATGAAGTACATCTTTTCAAAGCAAAGTCTCTCTCTACTATGATGGACAAGTGTACTGAGGCGAAATATCGCTTTGGTCTCACAGGAACACTGGATGGTACGGAAACTAACAAATTGGTGTTAGAAGGTTTATTCGGGCCGACTTTTACGGTGACTAGCACCGTGAAATTACAGAAAAGTAAACAGCTTGCCGATCTTGATATATCTATTCTCTTATTGCGCTACCATAGTGATGCGTGTAATATGATAAAAGATATGAAGTATCAAGATGAACTGGATTACATCGTCCAATATGAACCACGTAATAAGTTTATAAGTAAGCTTGCAATAGACCAAAAAGGAAATACCTTAGTCATGTTCCAATTCGTTGAGAAACATGGTAAGGTATTGTATGAGATGATCAGGAGCATGGTCGGAGAAGATCGTAAAGTATTTTATGTCTCCGGTGAAGTAGGTGCTGCTGATCGTGAACAAATAAGAGGGATTGTAGAAACTCAGAATGATTCAATTATTGTTGCTTCTCTCGGTACTTTCAGCACTGGCATCAACATCCGCAATTTGCATAATATTATATTCGCGACCCCATCTAAGTCCCAAGTCAAGGTACTACAATCAATTGGAAGGGGCCTTCGTCAGTCTGACGATGGTAGGACTACTAAGCTTTTCGATGTTGCTGATGACCTCCATGTGGGCAGCCATAAGAATTTTACTCTGAAACATAGTGCCGAAAGGATTAAGATATATACTAAGGAAGGATTTTCCTACAAGATATATCCCATTGACCTTAAACCTATAAAGGGATTATATGATGATACAGTCTTCGATCAAACAACTTAAACTGTCTACCGGTGAAGAGGTTATTTGTGACGTATTAGATGAGCAAGTTGATTCTATAGCAGTAAGAAATTGTCTTACCCTTGAGGATAGAATGGGTTCGGATGGTCAGAGATATTTTGTCTTCCGTAGTTTGATGACGTACCAAGACAGTCCATTGGATGTTATATTATTGATGAACAGTAAGGTTGTTGCTTTATGTACACCTTCTAAAGATATGCTTCAACAGTACGCAATAGCAGTTGACTCGATGAATTCGTATAGCACTGTTACTGATGATGACCTTCAAGATGATATGACTGACGAAGAGTGGTTCAATCATATGGAGAACTACTCACTGATTGATTCTGATACTTCAGGACTAGTGAAACATTAGCTATATTCTCCCCTCCGGACAACAAGTAGATTATACACTATAAACGACGCCGTGTCAAGTTTTATTTTTATTATATGAGATTATGTTATGAAAGTTGGTTTTACCGCCTCCACCTTTGATTTATTACACGCTGGCCACATATCAATGTTACGCGAAGCGAAAACACAATGTGATTACCTCATTTGTGCTATACAAGTAGACCCCTCCAAAGACAGAGAAAATAAAAACTCTCCTGTACAAACATTAGTCGAAAGACACACACAACTCTCCGCAGTTAAGTACGTTGACGAAATCATTCCCTATCAGACAGAAACAGACCTAGAAGACATTCTCAAGATGGTTGATATTGATGTACGAATTATCGGTAGTGAGTATAAAGACAAGACCTTCACTGGACGTGCGACTTGTGCCGCACGGGGTATAGAGATATACTTTAATAGGAGAGACCATCGTTTCTCCACTAGTGACCTACGTAAACGAGTCGCTATGAAAGACCCATTGATTGGTATGAAAGATGGTATTAACCCTTGACACCCTGCCGGGTCTCGTGTATAATACGTGTATTGTTAATAGGAATATATGAATGAAACCAAAAGAAAAACCACATTACGTCAATAACAGAGAGTTCTCTGAGTCTGTAGTAGATTATTGTACGCAAGTAAAATATGCCAAGGATAAGGGTGAATCTATTCCGGTGGTCACTGATTACATTGCTAAATGTTTCCTACGCATATCAGAAGGTCTATCACACAAAGCAAACTTTGTCCGTTACACTTACCGTGAAGAAATGGTAATGGATGCGGTAGAGAACTGTCTTAAAGCAATTGAAAACTATGATATTGAAGCTGCCACTCGTTCTGGTAAACCGAACGCGTTCGCATACTTCACTCAGATATCTTGGTATGCGTTTCTACGACGAATCCAAAAAGAGAAGAAGCAACAAGATATTAAGATGAAGTTCATATCCGAAGCGGGTATAGACCAATTCGTTGATAGCAATAACAATGATTCTTACAATGGTGGTTCCGTCATGGATTCCCCATCCACTTTAGTCGACACTCTGCGCCTGCGTATTGACACCGTCAAATCTGCGGATCAAGAGTTTAAGATTTACGCAAAAGAAGAAAAGAAAATGCGTAAACGACGTGCGGTACATGTTGACTCAGACCTCTCAGATTTCTTTGATTAAAGTACTTGACAGTACGCGGTCAATCTGATATAATGGCTTCTAGATTACACACATGTCACATGAGTGTGTCTTATATTGTACAATGTATATTTAATGAAACATATTTGAGAGGTTATTAGAATTGTTAATCGCAATACTGAATGATACACACTGTGGTGTCAGGAATTCTTCGGACATCTTTATGGAGTATCAGGAAAGATTCTACTCGGATGTATTTTTCCCATACTTACAAGAACACGGCATCTCCCAGATTCTCCATTTGGGAGATTACTATGATAACCGTAAAACTATCAACATCAAAGCTCTGAATCATAATAGACGCATCTTCCTTGATCGATTGCGGGAACTTGGTATCACTATGGATATCATCCCAGGCAACCATGATACTTATTTTAAAAACACCAATCGTCTCAATTCGTTGAAGGAGTTGATGGGTCACTATATGAATGAGATTAATATAGTTGAAGAACCTATTGACATGAAGTACGGTGATACAACTATCGCGCTTGTCCCTTGGATTAATCCTGAGAATGAGAAAAATATACTTAAATTCCTTGCGAACACTAAGTCTAGTATTTGCGGTGGTCACTTCGAGTTGGCTGGGTTTGAGATGGATAAGGGTCTTATGTGTCAGCATGGTATGAATCCTGCTCCACTACAACGCTTTGACTTAGTAATGTCAGGTCACTTTCATACCAAGTCTAACAACGGGCATATCCATTACTTGGGTGCTCAGATGGAATTCTTCTGGAATGATGCGCATGACCCCAAATACTTCCATATATTTGATACTGATACTGGTAAGTTAACTCCTGTACAGAACCCCATGACACTATACCACAAGTTACATTATAATGAGGACACAGTAAATCACTTCGAAGATTTGTCTTACCTCGATAATAAGTTTGTGAAAGTGATGGTGGCAAATCGTACTGACATGAAAAAGTTCGAACGATTCATCGACCGCATCAACAACCAAAAGATTTATGAGTTGAAGATTGCTGAAGACTTCAAAGAATTCCGTGGAGAAAACGTCGATGATGCTGATATAACTATTGACGATACCGAAACTTTAGTGTATAATTATATCCAAGATGTAGATACTGACTTAGATAAAGATCGCATTAAGTCTGTATTGGGTGAATTAATGATTGAGGCGCAGAGCGTAGAAATAGTATGATTAAGTTTCAAACACTTAAATGGAAGAATTTTCTTTCGACGGGTAACTACTTTAATGAGATTGATTTATTAAAAGCGTCTACCAATCTAGTTGTTGGTCAGAATGGTGCGGGTAAATCTACTATGCTGGACGCACTGTCGTTTGCGTTGTTCGGTAAACCCCACCGTAAAATTACCAAGAATCAGTTGATTAACACAATCAATAATAAAGATTGTTCTGTTGAAGTACAGTTCTCCGTAAATGGTATGGAGTATCGTGTCGTCCGTGGTATCAAACCAGCCAAGTTTGAAATCTGGAAGGATGATGTTATGATTAACCAGAGTTCACACGCTAGGGAATATCAGGAAATTCTTGAGAAGAACGTTTTACAAATGTCTCATAAGAGTTTTCACCAGATTGTGGTTCTCGGTTCGTCTTCGTTTGTTCCATTTATGCAACTTAACTCTACCAGTCGTCGTGATGTTATCGAAGACCTTTTGGATATTAACATCTTCTCTAAGATGAACACCATTCTAAAAGAAAAGATATCTCACCTTAAAACTGAGATTGAAGGTAATTCTCACCAGATAGAAGTCGTTAAGACTAAGATTTCTGCTCAGAGAAAATATATCCGTGATCTGACAGCCATTAACACTGCGCATCGTAAAGAGAAAGAGTCTCATATTATTGAGTTACAGGACGAGATTCGAATTATTAATGATAACAATTCGGTACTATCTAAAACTGTAAACGCTTTACTGCCGACTGTTACTACACAATTAGCGTCTATACGTGGAAATAAACAGCAACTAGACCAGTACTATGCTCAGTTTAATGCCCAAGTAAAGACTGTAGTTAAGGATGCTAAGTTCTTTGATGAGAACGAACACTGTCCTACATGTGACCAAGATATTGCGGAAGACTTGCGCACATCTAAGAAGGACGCTGCTACATCCAAGGCGAAAGAACTAAAACATGCTATGGATAAGGCGAAAGAAAAACTGACTGAATATCAGTCGGAAATTGATTCTCTAGAAGAACAGTTACAGTTGTGTATGAATGACCAGAATAAACTTCATCACAATCAGCAGACTATTGAAAGACTTCACCGTGATATCGACCGTATCCGTGTTGATATGGATGGTATGGTAGATAGTGATGGTGACCAGAGTCAGGCCAACAGAGACCTAGAAACCCTCGAAGGAGAGAGTCATTCTCTTACCGATACCAAGTATGTGTTGAGCGAGAAGTCTGCTTACAATAGAATTGCGAGTGAACTACTGCGTGATACTGGTATCAAGACTAAAATTATTAAGCAATATATTCCAGTAATCAATCAGTTAACGAACCAGTACCTCCAAATATTGGACTTCTTCGTTCACTTTGAACTGGATGAAAGTTTTAACGAGACTATTCGGTCACGTTATCGTGATGCGTTTTCTTACGACTCATTCTCTGAGGGCGAGAAACAGCGCATCGATTTATCTCTGTTATTCACTTGGCGTACCATTGCTAAGATGAAGAACTCGGTGTCGACTAACTTGTTGGTACTAGATGAGACGTTTGACTCGTCACTTGACGGTGAGGGTGTAGATAACCTAATGAAGATTATCGAAACCCTGAAAGAGGACACTAACGTGTTCGTTATATCACACAAGGCTGAACTTGAGGATGCTCACTTCGAACGTAAGTTGACATTCTATAAAGACAAAAACTTCAGTAAAATGAAAGAAATTACTTGACACTCACCCCCATTTAATATATAATGGCTACATCTTGAACGAGGAAACATTCAATGGAATTAACTAGTAGAACAATCGACATCTTGCGAAACTTCGCAAACATTAACCCCAACATCGTTGTCGCTAAAGGCAACATTTTAAAAACTATGTCAATCAAGAAGAACTTGGTTGTAACTGCTGTAATAGAAGAGTCTTTCCCGACTGACTTTGGTATCTATGATTTGTCTGAGTTTTTGTCAGTACTAAATCTTGTAGACAATCCAAGAATCGAGTTCGATGAAAAGAACTGTTCTATACGGGATGGAAGCGGACTATCTTCAGTCAAGTATTTCTATTGCGACCCAGAAATGCTGACGGCACCTAAGAAAGATATTCAGATGCCAGATGCTGAAGTCAAGTTCGTTCTCACTAACGATACTTTGTCTAAAATCAAACGTGCCGCCTCAGCGCTAGGTCACGAAGAGATTAATATACGACCAAGTAATGGTGCTATTGAGATCGTCGTCGACGGTAAGTCCAAGACATCCCAATCATCTAATTCATTCTCAATTACCGTAGAGGGTACGTACCCCGAAGGTTCTGAGTTTAATTATGTTATTGGTGTGAATAACCTTAAATTGATTGGTGAAGACTACGAGGTTGGTGTGAGCAATCGTCTCATTTCTAAATTCAAGTCTCTTCAATCAGAAATCGAATACTTTATTGCAGTAGAAAATTCATCAACAGGAGCAAAATAATGACCCCAGAACAAGCACAACTTAATGATTTAGCAAACCGCGTAGCACGTTCGTGTATCGCAGTTATTGATACCATCGTAACCCGTGGTGCCTTTAAAGGTGAAGAACTCACCACTATCGGTCAACTACGTGACCAAGGTGTTCAAGTAGTCGCGTTGTATGAGCGTATTGCTCAAGCAGCCGCAGCTGCCGCTATCGAAGAATCCAGCAGTAAACCTGCTAAGAAATAATTTGTAACCCTTTTGATGGTGTGGGCAATATTTCTTTGCCCCCATTGATTTGATTGAATATATGTTTATTATGATCACCCCACACCATCACTTTTATTGGAGTAAAATATGTTTGACCCGTTTTTAACTGACGTGACATTTCATCTCAGAGAACGTGATGACTCTATAGGTGGAGACAACCCATTTGTTTGGGTGCGCAAAAATCTATCTGAACTGATCGGTGGTAAACGTGTAGTAATCTTCGGACTGCCAGGCGCATTTACTCCTACGTGTTCTAACGAACAGTTACCTTCTTACGAACATATGTACCAAGAGTTTATGGACTTAGGTATTGATGAAATATATTGTACATCTGTCAATGATGCCTTCAGTATGTTTCAGTGGGCAGAAAAGTTAGGTATCAAGAATGTTAAGATGTTACCAGATGGTAATGGTGACTTTGCTCTCAGTCTTGGAATGTCTGTATCTAAACGTAATCTAGGATTTGGTGAACGTTCTTGGAGATATTCTATGGTAGTTAATGACATGGTTGTCACGAATTTCTTACCTGAAGATGGTTGTATGGATGACTGTCCACTTGACCCGTACAGTGTTTCTTCTCCCGAGAATCTAGTAGATGTTTTGAGAAATAGTTGTTTAAACTAAATCCCTATATAGCTAAAGAAGCTGCGATACATGTGTTGACGGGGGCGATGATAAATTACCCCCTCAACATTTTCTTTTTGTGGTTGATTGTAGGTGAGTGGGAGATAACCAGTCCGTTCTGGATTTCTAACATAATTACTTGTTGGTTTTCTGTTGTCGCATTTACTCGAATATACATAGTGCGTCATTATAGTGAAAAAAGAAGAAATGACTGATTATTTAAAAGATCGTACTAAATACACATATGACGAGTTAGAGGCAATATCTTTCCCCTATCTAGAAACACGAAAGATAACTGAAGGCTATATGAAACCTCAAACCAGATTATTTCAGTTCTGGTATGGTGTTCAGAAGTTAACTAACTTTAAGAGTATTGCTGAGATAGGATTTAACGCAGGACATAGTAGTAATTTGCTACTCACTTTGTTTCCTAATCTTAAAGTACATTCTTACGACATAGGGTTTCATGATTACACCGAACCTAATGCCGTGTTAACTAAAGAACTATTTGGTGATAGATTTGAATTCACTAAAATAGATTCATTGACAATGACTGTAGACAACTTTCCTAAAGGTCTAGACGTGGTATTTGTTGATGGTGGTCATAGTAAAGAATGTGCTATGAACGACCTTAATTTATGTCATCAACTTAAAGTACCTTTTATAGTCCTAGACGACACTGAAACTGATTCTGTCGCTAGTACGTTTAGAAAGTTTAATGCTGAACACGACGGTCTATATTCTATTGTAAACTACTGTAGGTACTTTCCTAGTAAAGGGCCTGCTAAAACGGAAAACCATAATGCTAAAGTAACTCTCATACGGCGTAACGATGTTTAAATTTTTAAGAGGAATAACCTCAACACCAATGACCGATGCAGACCCCGACGATATTACCGTCGAGAATGCTTACAAGACTCGTTGGGTTTGGTATCACACAATACTAGCGATAGAAATCTTTACGACTAATATGTTACTACTTGCTATACTGGTAACATTGATAGTTAAACTCTGACTATATACTAATAGTTAGAAAGTAAATGCCGCCTTAGCTCATTTGGTAGAGCAGCTGACTTGTAATCAGCAGGTGATCCGTTCGAATCGGATAGGCGGCTCCATTTTATATATTATGAGAATTTATTATGAGTTACACTTTTACTAGTGAAAGCGTTAGTAGTGGCCACCCCGATAAAATTGCTGACATCATATCTGATGCTGTAGCAACCTACCTGATAGATAAAAACCCCTCCCATCGCGCTGCGGTCGAAACCCTTGTAACTACTAACATGGTAGTCCTTGCTGGAGAATATAAGAGCGATAAGTTTGACAAGAAACGTATTGAACAGATTGTTCGAGACGTTGTGTATGAAATTGGTTACGAACAAGATGGTTTCCATTGGAGAAACTTAAAGGTTTACAATGAACTACACGGTCAATCTGCTGACATCGCTCTAGGTACTGATGACTTCGGTGCGGGTGACCAAGGACTAATGTTTGGTTATGCGTGTACAGAGACCGATACCTATATGCCTCTCGCAATTAGTCTCAGTAAAAAGATAATAGAAAGTGTTAGTGCGTATTCAAAGTATGGCCCCGACATCAAGTCTCAGGTCTCTGTCGATTATGCTGAAACAGGTAAACCTCTTCGAGTGTCTAAAGTCGTTTGTAGTGCGCAACATACCGCAAAGCAAGATATAGAGATTGTACGAACTAATATAAAAGAACTTATCAAAAAATGTCTCGGTGATTGGGTCGATAACCAAACTGAATATCTTATTAATCCCACAGGTCAGTTTATCATTGGCGGCCCTGATGGTGATGCTGGTGTTACTGGTCGAAAGATTATTGTAGACACCTATGGTGGGTACTGTCCACATGGTGGTGGTGCGTTTAGTGGTAAAGACTGTACCAAGGTTGACCGTTCTGGCGCATATATGGCACGTTACATCGCAAAGAATATTGTTCATTCTTTTGGTGTGAGTAACTGTACCGTTCAGTTGAGTTATGCTATTGGTGTGAAAGAACCCACTAGTTTATACATCTATGCGGACGGACAAGTGCGCGAAGACCTCGTAAAATTGGTTCTGGATACTGTTGACCTGACACCCAAAGGAATCATTGACCGTTTCGATCTCTTTTCCATAAACTTAAAAGAGACCGCGAGGTGGGGACATTTTGGTTACACCTACTGGCCGTGGGAATCTTTAGATTTATTTAACTTATTTGATTAATACCTATTTACATGAGAGAGTTATTGTAGTATAATAGCTCTCGTTGAAAGATACATTTATTTTATTATGGAGTAACACATGAGCAAAGAATTCCTTTGGGTTGAGAAGTATCGCCCATCAAAAGTTTCAGAAACAATCCTTCCTACAGAACTGAAGACCACCTTCCAGAAAATCGTCGATGGTGGCGAGATTCCTAATATGATGTTCACTGGTACCGCTGGTACTGGTAAGACTACTGTCGCACGTGCTATCTGTGAAGAACTGGACGTAGATTACATCATTGTGAACGGGTCGGAAGAAGGTAACATTGATACCCTACGTGGTAAGATTAAACAGTTTGCTTCCTCGGTATCCTTACAGGGTGGTTACAAAGTTGTCATCCTAGATGAGGCGGACTACCTCAATCCCCAATCGACCCAACCTGCTCTCCGTGGGTTCATCGAAGAGTTTTCTAAGAACTGTCGTTTTATTATGACTTGTAACTTCGAGAACCGTATTATCGAACCTCTTCACTCTAGATGTTCCAAATACCAGTTCAATTTTAACAAAACAGTTATGGTTCAGTTGTGTGGGCAATTCATGTCTCGCGCCCAACATATTCTCAAAGAAGAGAACGTTCAGTTTGATAATAACGTGATCGCAAACCTCATCATGCGGCACGCTCCTGACTGGCGCAGGGTCATCAATGAGATGCAGCGTGGTTCTATCTCTGGCACTCTGAACATCCCGCTAACAGCAGCTAAGCAAGTCTCTGACCCATATACTGCGTTATTCAAGGCTATTCGAGATAAAAACTTTAAGAGTATGCGTTCTTGGGTCGTAAATAATATAGATATAGAGCCCGCCGCAATCTTTCGCGGCATATACGATAAAATGTATGATTATGTTGTGCCCAATAGTATTCCACAATTAGTGCTGATACTTGGTGATTATCAATATAAGAATGCGTTTGTTCAAGATCACGAACTTAACCTAGTCGCCTGCCTCACTGAGGTCATGGCAAACGTGGAAATAAAAGCATAATGCAAAATACTTCACTATATGAAATGTCTCCCGCCGATAACGTATTATATTTTCCTAATAATGTTGATGTGAGACTTTGCCCCAAGAACGGTATGTCTACCCTAAAAGAATTGTATAGAATTCATAGAGGTCACGATGAGTATATTGGTCGTGCGGGTAGACTAGATAAAGTCCGCAAAGAAGGAGACCAATTCGATATTCCCTTCCGTAAGGATAGTTTTAGACTTGCGGTTCGAAGAGATCCAATTGATAGATTCAAATCTGCGTGTGAGTACATCGTAGCGAACCAGGCCCGCCACATTCGCAGCGGCCGTGGTAATGAACTTCCTTCATTGGATAGTGACATTGAAAAAGTTATTATATCTATGGAAGATGGTTCTGTTAAAAATAATCACTTCTATACTCAGTCATGGTACATGGGCGTTCCGGAAGACTACGATATTGTCGTAGATATCAGTGAACTAAATAGATTACTAGTGCTGATAAATGAGTCCTCTGCTCTGGGGTTGTCTGCGGATAGACTAAACATTCATGACAACGCTAGTACTATGAAAGTATACGATGGTATCATGACTGCAGACCAGATTGCTAGAATTAATACGTTATATGAAAAAGACTTTAGAAGAGGATGGTGTAAGATAGATGACCGAATCTAAAAAATTAAGTCCCTTTGACTTCGTAAAAAGCATTAATGACACCAAGAAGAATTTGTTGGTCGGAGACGCGGATAATGATACATATTATAACAGTTATCTGATTAATAGGTCTCTATCCTACTTCTCAGATACCGTAATTCTTGCCAACGAAATGAACAGATTACATCATATTAGTGTGCGACTTCAGAATGACTTTCTTATAAATATTGTTAGGAAAAGAAAGAGATTTTCTAAGTGGAATAAAGCAAGTCAGACTGATGCCATTCAATTAATAAAAGAATATTATGGATACAGTAATGAAAAGGCCAGGCAGGCTCTATCATTATTGACTGATGAACAGATCAGCGTAATAAAAAATAAGGTGTATAAAGGTGGAAGAGAAAAATCTCGTTAAATGGAACTTAGATATGATGTTAGAAATAACGTTGGCTGAGCCAGATGACTTCCTCAAAGTTAGAGAAACTTTGACCAGAATAGGTGTCGCATCCCGTCGCGACAATACTCTATTCCAATCTTGTCATATCCTACATAAGCAGGGTAGATACTTCATAGTTCATTTTAAAGAACTGTTTTTACTAGATGGGAAGAAAAGTAATCTTGAGGAAGGCGATGTAGAACGTCGCAATACCATAGCAACTCTATTACAGGACTGGGGTCTTGTTGCCATAGTGAATAAAGAAGTTGCTAAAGACTGCGCTCCGATGAGGCAGATTAAAATTATATCGTACCAAGATAAGGCCAACTGGACATTACAGCCTAAGTACAATATAGGTAATAATTAATTATTTGGAATACCTAAATCATGTCAGATTATTATGATATTTTTGAAAACCGTGACGACAATATAAAAAATAAAATTCCGTTTGTGGGTAGTCTTCCGTTTAATATGGAAGATACCTACAGCTGGAATGAGTTCATGAAGATGATGGACTCGCATCCAGACGATCTATATGATCGCAACTCAGACAAAATGCGTATCGGATTAAATAAGTTTCATTCTCGCGGAAGTGCTCCGGAGTTTGCTAAGAACATTTATGAAGAGATGCAAGACGTATTCACCCTACACGCCAATAAAATCACTAACATCGCGTTTAGTGGATTTGGTCGTGCGAGTGGGTCATACCCTTGGCATAAAGACTCTATGGACGTTTTTCTCGTCCAAGTGATCAGCACTGTCGGTTTAAAAGTAGAAGGTGTCAATAACAATGAACCTTTTGATTTTAAGCCGGGTATGTACGTGTACCTCCCCCGAGGTACGCATCATCAAGTAATTCCACGAGAATCACGAGTCTCCTTCTCCTTCGGAGTTGAAGGTGACCCTTGTCCGTCGAAATACTACTAAGGTTGTTATTTGTATAAATAGCGACTCAGGATATGCCGAATGGTTCGGGTATCCTATTATACTTGCTTTTAATTAAGGAGTCATTACATGACAAACACAGCAACAAAATCACTATTCCCTCGCTCAGCATTCGTAGGATTCGATTCTATGTTTCAAGACCTAGACCGCGTCTCACGCAACTCGGGCGATAACTTTCCCCCACATAATATTATTACTACTGGGGGTAACAATTACCTTATCGAATTAGCATGTGCCGGTTTCGGTGAAGATGAAATCGATATCGTAATACAGAACCGCACACTTACCGTTCGAGGTAAGCATGAAGACCGTGGTAGGGAATATATTCACAAGGGTATCTCAACTAAGAAGTTTGAGAAACAATTCCGTCTGTCGGAGTATGTTGAAGTAACTGGAGCTGATTTCAGGAATGGGTTACTTGCCATAAAATTGGAAGTCGTAATACCTGATAGTCAGAAGCCTCGTAAGATATCAATCAATTCTAACGAGGAAACAAAAAATGCAAAAGAGAAAATCGTATAACAGTCGTATTGACCAAATCGGTGTTATCTGTGCTGCGGTACTTAGTGGCTATACCATTATGTATTGTCTAACCTTACTTGCTTAACTAAATAAGGGGGACAGCAATGTCTCCCTTTTTTTTAATTATGGAAACTGATGAATGAATCTTATATATCAATATTTCGATGGTGATATCACCCCTGAAGTAGAAGCGGGCGTTCATCTTATGACAGAATATGCTAAGACTGTCGGTGTTGAATACATGTTCGAGCATAATACCGATTTCTTACAAACACATTACCAATACACTACTGGTAATCGTATCCAAAATAATGACGTGTACTTCGGTTCACTGAAACCCTTACTAGACCCTCGGTTTGACCAATACGACAAAATTCTTTACGCGGACGTTGATGTTCTTCCTATCGAGGGACTGACTGATAATATATTTGATGAACTCACGGGTGAAGTCGGAGTCGTCGAAGAAACCTTCCATGATAGAATTCCTCCGACTAAACTAAAGAAACTAAAAGAATGGAAGGAAGAAGTTGCTGTTGTTGATGTATCATTTAACAGCGGAGTCGTGTTGTATTCAAAACAAATCAGAGAGAAAGCGAGGAACTGGTTTGACCTACCTGAATACGTAGAGTGGATGATTGATAAGGCACCTAGGTTAAATGACTTTGAAAATAGAATGCCTGATGAATATTTTCTGACCGCTCAACCATATCTTCAGTATATGTTACATAAGAATAATGCTGACATACAATTGTTAAGTCAGGACTGGAATGGTCATATATGGACAGACAGCGTGAAGCTTTTTAATAATGTGTCTGAAATCTGGAATGATATGAGAACCCCAACTACTAAGTTTGTTCATTGTAGGTTAAGAAGTGGTAATCAGGAAGAGTTTATCAAAAGGAGAATTTCTTGAAAGTAAGACAGATAGTAATCAAGGGTAATGAAAGGTCAGAAGAGTATGCTGAGATTTCTCGGAAGTCTTTTCAATGTGCTATTGACGATGGGTTTATTGATGGTATAGAAGTGTTTGATGCTATCACTCCTGAGTCTGATACGTTTCAAGAACATGTAGACCGTTACAACTGGAAGGCTAGTCTCATGGGAGTCGACCTACATTCTGGTAACGCGAAGGACGATCACTCTCCTACAGAGAAGGCAGGAATGTGTTCTCATTGGGAACTCATGAGACAACAAGCAGAGTCCGGTGAGAAGTTTTGGGTTATAGAACATGATACCTATCTGATTCCTGAGCGATACGAGGTGTTTAAATCTCTCGCGAAGGCGTCGGACAGTATGCTTTACGCCAACATAGGTTTGTTTATGGGGATGTATTCCCTAGATAGACGGTTTGCTCATTGGGCGAATCATACTCTTGTTAATAATAATTTTCCAATCAACTGCGGCCCGTACTGTACCCTACAGAGATTGTTTAGAACGTACACCACGTCTCATCTGGCACTACCTGAAGTAAACTATCTGGGGTTATCTGATACTGCTATACATCCATGGCATGGGTGTGATACTTTGACCTTTTGTCGCGACATTGGCGAACCGTTCAATATGCTTGACAAGAATGGTAAAGGTATTCTTACACCTACCACTCAAGTCATCTCTAAGAGGTTGTTAGTTACTCAAGACCATCACGGTTATAATGAGACTCATATTAATGAACCTTGGACACGACACAAGTTTTTCGCAATAATTGATTGACAAACCCTTCAGAGTCATGTATAATATCAGCATGAATTGAATGACTGTATGTGCTATATTCTAGTTGACATACTACGCTAAATACTGTATAATGCAACTTATACAACTGAAGGTATATTATGACTTACACCCCCTATACATTACAAGATGTTTACGACGCAGCATCTCAAAAGAAATTTAACGTAGTCTCCACCTTTGCGGGTGGTGGCGGTTCATCCACTGGTTATCGTCTTGCCGGTGGTGATATTCTCGCGATCAATGAGTTTGTCGAAGAAGCACGTAACACCTACAAAGATAACTATCCTACCACTCCTATCGTCCCCAACGATATCAAAGAATTGTCTGGTCAAGACTTTCTAGACCTTGTCGGTCTCAAGAAAGGTGAACTGGACATTCTTGACGGGTCACCCCCGTGTTCAGCATTCTCTGTCGCAGGGAAACTTTCCCATTCATCGGATGGCAAACATTCTGATGGATGGGGACAAACTAAAAAATACTCTGATGGTAAAATTGTCGAGAATATTGAAGACCTGTTCTTCGAGTTCCTTCGTGTTGCTAACGATATTCAACCCAAGGTTATTATCGCGGAGAACGTTAAAGGTCTTACTATTGGTGAGGCTAAGGAATACTACGCACGTATTCTAAATGAGTTTGAGAATATTGGTTACGAGGTTGTGTCGGAAGTACTAGATGCTCGTTACTATGGTGTATCGCAAACTCGTTCACGTGTAATCTTCATTGCCGTGAGACAAGATGTTGCTGACAAGGTTGGTCTACATTTCTTGACAATGAATCACTTATTCCCTACACCATCTAACACCACAATTCCACTGAAGGATGCTCTCCTTGGTTTGGAGTATGATGACGAAGAAGTCAAATACCTGACCGAGAAGTTCGAGAGAACCGCCTACTGGAAAGACACGGGATCTCTAATGCCAAGGTTCCCTGATAAGGTCTTGACTGGTGGTGACTATCATCCTAAAGGACATCACTTCAACCTTAAACGTGTATCTCTCGAAGCTCCTGCTCCTACTCTTACCGCAATGGGTAATGGTGACACTACTGCCGGCGCATTTCACTGGAGTGAACCAAGAAAGTTGACACTAGGTGAATTAAAGCGTATAATGTCACTTCCTGATGATTTTAAACTCACGGGTAAGTGGAACCAGAAGGCAGAACGTGTTGGTCGTATGGTTCCTCCACTAATGATGAAAGCAGTCGCAGAGAGCGTTTATGAGAACGTATTGAAGGTGTATAATGAAAGATAGAGAGAAGTATAAAGACTTTACGTTTGGTCACCGCGAAGAAGGTTTCGATAATCACATCGATGCTTCGATTCGTCACTACTCCACGCTCCATGATGACGTGGTAAACCTATCACGTTACTTTGTAGAGAACGATACTAAGGTCGTTGACATTGGATGTAGTACAGGTAAGACTATCGAAGCAATGGTTGAACAGAATCATACTACTGCCCCTAACGCACATTACTGTGGTGTTGAGTATGCTCCGGTATTTCAAGACGATATGACTGCGCGACAGACAAGACTTAACGAAGGTGGTCATCACGTCTGTTTTCAAAACAAAAACATCATCCACCACAACTTCGCCAACTGTTCTCTTGTGACATCTATCTTTACGTTACAGTTTATGCAACCTTTATGGAGAAAGAAAGTACTACAGAACATCTATGACGGACTCAACGAAGGTGGTGCGTTTATCTTTGCCGAGAAGACTTATGCGGAGAACTCACGTATCCAAGATATGATGACCTCTACGTTTTATGAGTACAAGGCACAGCACTTTACCTATGAAGATATTATGGAGAAAGAGAAGATTCTCCGAACTATGTTGAAACCGATGACTTGGAATGACCTGACTAGTCTACTGACCTCAGTTGGTTTTGATTCAACAAAGATTCAACCGTTCTGGATGAATCACCTGTTTGTGGGTGCTATTGCGATAAAGTAATAGTACTATTATATAAACGTCATAAAATAGAGGATTCGAAATATGACTTTAAGAGTAGAAAAATTGGGGTTTGATCCCAAATCAGAAACAAAAGGGGTTACCCAGCTGTTATTAACTCCAACAGTCGCCCAATACATTCTTGACAACCATAACTATGATAATAGACTTATTAAAAAGAATCAAGTCAATAATCTTGTTAGGAATATTGAGAGAGAAGGTTGGTTGTGGGATGGTGGTGCTTTAACATTCAACACCGATGGTAACATAACCGAGTTCCAGCATAGATTGATCGCTGTGATAAAGTTAGGTATAACGGTATTAGTTCCGGTTATACTGGGAGTTATGCCTGACACCTTTACCAAAGGAACCGAAGCTCGTAAGCGTACTGCCGGTGATGAGATTCAACGCAAGTATCCAAAGGCAAAGGCTAGTGAGATAACTACTCTGGGCGATGCGGTAAAACGTAAGGGTCTCCCTTCCCTTAACATGTCAAATGCCATTGAATATTGGAAAAGTTATTCCGGTATAGTGAAGAGAGGTAATGATATTATAGACGATTTCTTTGATAGCGTTTCAGAATATTCCCCCTACCGAAGAAACTTTGCTTCTTGGGCATCTCTCATGTCGGAGATTGGTGAAGAAGACACTGCGATTCAGTTTCTAGACTGCTTGAAAGACGAAATTCTAGGACAAGATAGTTTTGCTTTAACTACCGATTTCTTTGAGTTCTTCAAAGAACAGTCGTGGTCTATGAGTAACTCTGGTCGCGCAACTTTCATGTTCCAGTGTCTATGTGTTGCGTCCGATAGATTCCTTAAATTTGGTCACGCGAATATCCAATTACATGGTAATGTGTCTAACTTCAATCATGTTAGTCTGAATAAAACTGGGGTATACCGCAAGTTTCAGATCAACCAAGATTCTACCACATGAATGTCATTTACCAGTACTGGGATGGTGATTTAAGAGCAGATATCTTGTTGGGTCGTCGCATGATGGAGGAGTATGCTAGACGTATAGGTGTTCATTACATATTTGAACATAACCCTGACTTCTTATCAAAACATTTTAACTATTCGGTAGGTGATAAGGGTTACTTCTTTTCAGCACTAAAACCTATATTCGACCCTATGTTCGATGAATATGATAAAGTTCTGTTTGCTGACTTAGATATATTTCCCGCAGAGAAACTACAATATAATATATTCGACGCATTCAATGAGAATATGGATGTTGGTATGGTACCTGAATTGTGGGTACTGGATAATCCTATGCCAGACCACAAACGCATTGAACTTATAGAATGGGATAACTTGGTGAGAACTAAGTTGGGTGTTGAGTTTCCTAGTATAGATGGGCAATTACCTATTGCGTTAAACAGTGGTGTTGTGATATATTCGAAGAAGATGCGTATACGCGCACGTACGGAAGGGTGGTTCGACCTTAAAGACTATGTTGAGGTTATTCAGGATTCTGGTATAGATGCGAGTTATTATATAACAGACCAGCCGTACATCCAATATATGTTATTCAAGAATGATGCGACTGTTCAATATCTAGACCAGACATGGAATGGTCATACGTGTACCGACCTATTGATGAGTCTTGATGGTCTCCCTGTTGTGAAACACTACGATTATCGCAAACCTAATACTAAGTTTAATCATTGTCGAGTTCAGGGTACTGATTTAATGGGAATGGGCACACTTCTAGATGTTGCTAGACGACCTATGAGTGAGTGGGATAAGGATATTTTAAATGGTAGTTATATTAAGAGCCATATGGGGTAATTGATGATTAGAGAAATTCTCTCTGACCACATAGCAGGAAAGGTGCCGCATGATAAAGTTGCGGTACTTCTTTCTGGTGGTGTTGACAGTATCAGTGTGGCAATCGCTGCACAGGATGCTGGGAAGACTGTACACGCGTATAGTTTCCATCTTGAAGGACAACCATCTTATGACCACGCGAAGGCAAAGGAAGTCGCAGAAATCATGGGGTGGGAGTTCACCACTATTATTGTCCCTACTGATAACCTAGTTGAAGACTGGCACCGACTAGTCAAACATGGTTGTCGCAAGAAATCCCACTACGAAGCCGCAGTGTTTCCCTTCCTCTATTGTTATGAAAACATGACAGAAGAATACTGTATCACTGGATGGGGTGCTGACGCATACTTCGGGTGTTCTAAGAAAGCAATGATTAGATACTCTTCTTTTAAAAAGAAGCGCAACTATGTCAAGTACTGTAAAGAAAACAACCAGAAGAGAGTCAACTGGAATGAGTTCCGTAATGCCTACCTCGACGGTGACTGCGCAGGACTAAAACAACACACTAATCTAGCAGAGAAACATGGTAAGGTTCATGTTACTCCGTATCTAGATCCACGCGTACGCGAGTTCTTTATGAAGTTCTCGTGGGAAGAACTCAACAAACCAAAACAGAAGAATATAATTCGAGAAGAGTTTGAGATCGAAAAAGTTCTTGGTAAGGTCAAACCCCACATCAACCTACAACTAGGTGGCGGGATAGACAAGTTATTTGAAACACTAATAGATAATGGTGAGATTAATTACAAACGTCGTCAGCGAGTGATGGACATTTGTAGAGACTGGTACGAACAGAACAATACTGCTACCCTTTCCGATTTTTTCTCTTGACACAGCGTTCATATTAACCTATAATGGCCACATGATAAAAAATACTAAAGAATTCTATACCTCAGTTGTCCGTCGCGGCAATAACTTGCTGTATCGCGGATACAAAAATGGCGAACGCGTCAAGAAAAAGATTGCGTTTAAACCCACTCTATTTGTCAATAGTGACAAAACCTCACCTTGGAAAACCCTAGACGGTCAGAATGTCGCGCCCGTGACTTTCGACTCTATGTCTGAGGCGACCGAGTTTGATAAACTGTATCGTGACGTTTCTAACGTCAATGTGTACGGTATGAATAACATGGTGTTTCAGTACATCGCTAAAAAATTCCCGACCGATATCGAGTTCGACCGTTCTTCGGTAGAAGTCACCAACTTCGATATTGAGGTTGCGTCTGACGCGGGGTTCCCTGAACCTAGTAAGGCCGAACATCCTGTCATCTCTATTACGTTACGCAAGAACGACGGTGTCTACTGGGTGTGGGGTCTGAATGACTATGTGGTCACACGTAAAGATGTCTTGTATATCAAATGCGATAACGAGATGGATTTGTTGCGTAAGTTTATTGACCACTGGAGTCGCCATACTCCCGACGTAATTACTGGTTGGAACACTATGGGATTTGATATTCCGTACATCATCAACCGTACGCGTAATCTATTTGGTGACGAAACACTACTTTCTAAACTATCGCCTTGGGGTATCATCCGCGAGCGCAATCGGGAATACTTCGGTAAGAAGGTTCAAGAATATATCCTTGAGGGTATTGAGCATCTCGATTACTTGGATGTTTACAAGAAGTTCACATATACCCAACAAGAATCGTATCGTCTCGACCACATCGCGACTATCGAACTCGGTGAGCGTAAAATCGACTACGAAGAACACGGTACCCTGTTTAATCTCTACAAAGAAGATTACCAGAAGTTCATCGACTATAACATTAAGGATGTTGAACTCGTTCATGCGTTGGACGAGAAACTCGACCTCATCTCCCTTATCCTGACTATGGCATATAAGGCAGGTGCCAACTACGGTGATACCCTAGGTACTACTAATATCTGGGACAGCATCATCTATCGTATGCTGAACGCGAAACAGATTGTGGTTCCACCTAAGACAGATAAACCTAAGTCCGCATTTGCCGGTGGTTACGTGAAAGAACCTCAAGTCGGTTCGCACGACTGGGTAACCTCTTTCGATTTGAACTCTCTGTATCCTAACATCATTGTACAGTACAACATGTCCCCCGAGACTGTTTTGGATGGTATTGTTCCAAATATGTCTGTGGATAAAATACTAGACGGTACTATGTATAGTGACGACTTTGATTATTCTAAACTCTGTCATTCTATTGCGCCTACTGGTGTTAGATTCTCGCACGACCGAAAAGGTGTTGTTCCTTCAATCATCGAACAATACTATTCGGAACGTCGGGTAGTCAAGAAAGAGATGTTGGAACTTCAACAAGAGTATCAACATAATCCATCTAAGGCGCTCCAGTATAAGATTACCTCTCTGAACAATAAACAGGCCGCCATCAAGATTCTTATGAATTCACTTTATGGCGCCCTTGGGAATCGCTATTTTAGATATTTTGATCAGCGAGTTGCGGAATCAATTACTATTGCGGGTCAACTCGCAATCAAATGGGCAGAGAGAGCCGTTAACAATGAAATGCAAAACCTCCTTAAAACAGATGAAGACTACGTTGTGGCAATTGATACCGACTCTGTTTATATTCGTATGGGTGCCTTGGTTGATAAGTTTGCTCCTAAAGACCCTGTTAAATTCCTAGACAAGATTTGTTCCGAACACTTTGAGAAAGTTCTGGAAACATCTTACGCAGAGATGGCGAAGATTACTGGCGCATATAGTAATCGTATGGAGATGGGACGTGAAGTTATCGCTGACCGTGGTATCTGGATGGCTAAGAAACGTTACATCCTGAACGTCCATAACAACGAGGGTGTCCAATACGCAGAACCTAAACTCAAGATGATGGGTATCGAGGCAATCAAGTCTTCGACACCTTCGGTCGTGCGTGACAAGTTCAAGGAAATCTTTCGGGTTATCGTAGAAGGTACCGAATCAGACACACAACAGTACATTCGAGACTTTAAGTCCCATTTCAGAACCTTACCACCCGAAGATATTTCATTCCCTCGTGGTATATCTGCCCTGAACAAATGGGTAGACCGCAAGACTATCTTCAAGAAAGGTACTCCGATTCATGTGCGCGGTGCGTTGTGTTACAATGCCGCATTGAAGACTCACGGTCTGACACAGAAGTATCAGGAAGTCCAGACGGGCGAGAAGATTAAGTTCGTTTATCTGAAAGTTCCTAATTACTTGGGTCAGAATGTTATATCATACCCACTTAATATGCCAAAAGAGTTGCGTCTACATACTCATATCGATTATGACCTGATGTTTACTAAAAGTTTCCTAGACCCACTTACTCCCATTCTTGATGCGGTTGGTTGGGACGCGGAACCTCCGTCGTCACTAGAGGATTTCTTCGGTTGACAGGCACTCTATATTATGGTATAATGGTCACATGAATTACGAATTAACTATATTTAAAAATCAGTTCGACAACAAGACTCATCGCAAGCAATCTTTTGATACTTGGGATGCCTTCGTTGGTTTACTGAAAGCACTCTCGACTAAAGAGGGACAAAAAGGTGGTGCTAACAGTTCTGCTCTTATTACTCCTGCTGTTTTCGAGGACGGCACGACTCGCGCTAACCGCAATACTCTACGTTGGGGTGGTTGGTGCTGTGTTGATGTGGACGATCATAATTATCCTACCGGTTCTCTTAGTGCCCTAGAAGACGCATTACGTGAAGACTTCGGTCAGTATGATTATGTGGTCTACAATACAGCAAGTTCACGTGAGCCGACTCATCCGAAAGACGTAGATAACTATCCTAAGTTTCGCATTGTCTTTCGATTAGACGAGACGGTTGAGACCGAGCGCATCAAAGCGTTCTGGTACGCACTCAACACTGAACTGGGTGAGATCGGTGACCCACAGACTAAAGACCTTGCGCGTATGTACTATATCCCTGCGGTATATCCTAACGCGTGGTCGTTCTTCTTTGAGAATAAAGGAGCTGCTCTGAATGTGTCAGAGTTGATTGCTAAACATCCTTATCACGAGAAGACTGGTAATTCTTTTCTAGATAGACTACCTCCACACTTGGCATCTGCCGTAATTCAACATCGTAAGGACGGTCTAAATAATACTGACTTCAGATGGTCATCATATCGTGACTGCCCGTTCTGGCCTCGAAGACTGGGTGCGGAGTATCAACAAATTAGCGACACTGGGTGGTATGGTAAGATGTACAGCATTATGTTGTCAATTGCGGGTAACGCATATGCGAAAGGATATCCCCTCACCGCCACCCAACTCGCAGACCTAATTCGTGAGTTCGACAACGATACTGGAAACTGGTATGCTAGTAGGCCTCTGTTGGTAGAGGCTGATCGAGCATTAGAATACATTTATAGGAATGGTTAAACAATGAAGAAAATACTTGTAACCGGCGCTGCCGGATTCATAGGTTCACAACTCGCTGGACGTTTACAAAACAATGGGTATGAAGTAAAAGGTATCGATAATTTCAATCGTCACCTGTATGACCCGAAACTCAAAATAGACCGCATGACTCACTTTGACCTGTTTATCTGGAACTGTGACCTCGCGGACGACATCAAGACTGAAGCGTTATTGCGTGAATTTTCTCCAGATGTTATCATCCATCTCGCTGCTCACGCGGGCGTACGTGACTCAATGGGTAAAGAGAAACAGTATCACCGTAACAACATTGATGCTACTCAGAATCTTATTGATGTGTGTAAGAAATACCTTCCCGACACTCGTATCATTTATGCGTCAACGTCTTGTGTGTACGCGGGTTCTCAGGTACCTTGGACTGAAGGTCAAGAGACCGGTAAACAGTTGAACGCATATGGTTACACCAAGTGGGCAAACGAATGTCAGTTCCAATCGTCAGGACTCAACACTGTCGGTCTACGATTCTTCACTGTATATGGCCCTTGGGGTCGTCCTGATATGGCTTTATTTGATTTTACGAATAAAATCCTTGACGGGGAAGAGATTACCGTGTATAATTACGGGAACATGAAGCGAGACTTTACCTTCGTGGAAGATATCCTAGATGGTATCGAGTGCGTTTTAAATCATCCTGAGATTGAATCGGGAGAGATTTTCAACATCGGTCGTGGTGAACAAGTCGAACTTATGGAATTCATCACGCAAATTGAAAAGAATGTAGGTAAAGAGGCAATTAAAAACCTCGCACCTAAACATCCAGCGGATACTCTAGAGACTTGGTCTAATACTTCTAAGTTAGAGGCTCTAGGATATCAACCCAAGGTAAGTATCGCCGAAGGTGTTGAACGTTTTTATGAATGGTACAAAACTTATAATGGGATTAAATAATGTCAAATAATGATGCTCCACTAAGTCCAGCGAATCCTTTTCGTGTGGCAATCGTAGGTCACGGTTTTGTTGGCCAAGCGGTTGAGTATGCGTTTACTCATCCGATGGTTGCTTTCAAACTAATTGACCCGAAGTACAATACATCGGTAGATGATCTAAAAGAGTTCGACCCACAATGTGTATTTGTGTGTGCTCCGACTCCATCTAATGACAACGGAACTGTAGACTCTACTATCGTGGAAAATGCTGTACTGAAGACTCTTTATCACACTAACGCATTGGTCGTAGTTAAATCTACGGTCACTCCGGATGTAGTCCAGCGACTATACAATACTATGGATCGTCGTCAAGTAGACCGATTCTGTTATAATCCTGAGTTCCTGACAGAGAAGAACGCTAAGGCTGACTTCGTTACTGCCAAGTTCCACGTCATGGGTGGTTCTCCACAGGCAACTCAAGAACTGATTGAAATCTATGATATCTTCAGTGGTTGTGAGTCTAATGACTATCACCGTATGACCGCATTCGAGGCATCATTCGTTAAGTATACAATCAACTCCTATCTTGCTACGAAGGTAACATTCTTTAATCAGTTATATGACTTGGTTAATCTATATGGATGTTCTTATAACATCATTACTCGTGCGGCAGGACTGGACGAACGTGTTGGTATGGGCCACACTCGTGTGCCTGGCTTTGATGGTAAACGAGGTTTCGGTGGTGCGTGTCTTCCTAAAGATACGAATGCTTTCTTAAAGTTCTCTGCCCATAAGGTGGATGACCAAGAAATATCTTTTGACTTACTTGAGAAAGTACTTGACATAAACACTCGTTATCGTGTACAATACGACCTTGATGAAAGAGAAAAGGTTAATAACATCACATTCGCTAACTTTGGTGAGGCAAAAGATTAATGAGTATAATGGACAAACTAAAGAAGAACTCTAAGATTAAAGAGACTGAAGTTCTCAGTACGAGTAAATTCTTTACAGCAAAAGATATGATACCGACCGACGTTCCAATGGTGAACGTCGCTTTATCGGGTTCTGTTGATGGGGGTGTGGCGCCAGGTCTAACTGTTCTTGCAGGCCCATCTAAACACTTCAAGACTTCATTCGCATTGTTGATGGCAGGTGCTTACCTGAAAGCGAAGAAAGATGCGGTTATGTTGTTCTATGATTCAGAGTTTGGATCGCCTCAATCATACTTCGAGCAGTTTGGTATTGATACCTCTCGTGTGTTACACACGCCTATCAAACACGTCGAAGACTTGAAGTTTGACTTGATTAGTCAGCTTGAAGAACTAGACCGTGACGACGATGTAATCATTGTCATTGACTCTATTGGTAACCTTGCGTCTAAAAAAGAACTGGACGATGCCTTGAGCGAGAAAGGTGTTGCGGACATGTCACGTGCGAAGGCACTGAAGGGTCTGTTCAGAATGTGTACTCCGTATCTTGCGATGAAGAACATTCCAATGTTGGCAATCAATCACACTTATAAAGAGATTGGTTTGTTTCCGAAAGATGTGGTTAGTGGCGGCACCGGCATCTATTACTCAGCTGATAACATTTGGATTATTGGCCGTCAACAAGAAAAGACTGGCATGGAAATCACTGGTTACAACTTCATCATCAAGGTTGAGAAGTCTCGATATGTGAAAGAACAGTCGAAGATTCCGATTGGCGTATCTTGGGAAGGTGGTGTACAGAAGTGGTCTGGTCTGCTCGAGGTTGCCTTGGCTGGTGGATATGTTATCAAACCAAGTAATGGTTGGTATTCGCGTTGTCATGGCACCGAAGCAGAAGATAAGAAGTTTCGTACCAAGGACACTCTAACCGAAGAATTCTGGGAACCTATCTTTTCTGAAAGTGATTTCAAAGAATTCCTTGCCAAGACCTATCAAATAGGGTATAATAGCCCCATCAACTTAGATACACTTGATGCGTTAAAGGAGATAATTGAATGAGAGCGTTAGATTTAGATAAACCTAGTCAAGGTGTTGATTACGAATTAGTGCCTGCGTACGCGCAGGACGATAGTCAAACGTGGGAAGTAATGATTCTACGTGCTCCATTTGATGGGAGTAGAATCCGTTATAAAAATGTACAACTTGATGGTGAAGGTGAAGAGACTCAATTAAAGTTTAATTTTGATGTCGTCTCCACACGCTATCCTGAGACGGTCAATCTCGTAAATGAAGAGTTGCAGCAGTTTTGCACAGATATATTAATTGATGTAATAGAACTAGCAATTAAAGATGGTTCAATTGGAGCAGCAAGTGACGGAAATCAATCTACAACAGACGATTCTACGGAATCTATTGACTAATGATCCTTACACACGTAAGGTCGCAGCGTTTATAAATCCTGACTACTTTGAGGGTGTCTATCAGGCACTCTTCAAAGAGTTTACTAAGTTCATTGCTAAGTTCAATCGTCTTCCCTCTAAGGAAGCTTTCAAGATTGAACTGGACAGTACTGACCGTCTCACTGACGAGCAGTACCGTCATGCTATGGATATCCTTCCGGACATCTTCAATTACTCTGAGGAAAACTTAGAGTGGTTACTTGAGCGCACTGAGAAGTGGTGTCAAGACCGTGCGGTGTTTAATGCTGTCATGGAGTCTATCTCTATCATCGACGGCAAACACGCTGAGTTGGGTAAGAATGCTATTCCTGATGTACTGTCTAAAGCCCTGTCCGTATCGTTCGATACTAACATTGGTCACGACTATATTGATAACGCTGATGAACGTTTTGATTTCTACCACTTGGAAGAAGAACGTCTAGAATTTGATTTAGACTATTTCAATCGTATTACTAAAGGCGGTCTACCTAAGAAGACATTGAACATCGCTCTTGCGGGTACTGGTGTTGGTAAGTCTCTGTTCATGTGCCATATGGCAGCTTCTGCTCTGTCTCAGGGTAAGAACGTCCTATACATCACTATGGAGATGTCCGAAGAACGTATCGCAGAACGTATTGATGCGAACTTACTGAATGTCCCTATTGATCAATTAGAACATCTCAGTAAAGATTCATTTACTAAGAAGGTTCAGAATATTGCTACTAAGACTAATGGTAAGTTAATCATTAAAGAGTATCCAACTGGTTCCGCTCATGCTAATCACTTCCGTGCGTTACTGAATGAGCTAAAACTTAAACGTAATATGATACCTGATATTATTTTCATTGACTATCTGAACATTTGTTCAAGTGCGCGTATGAAGGGTATGGGTGGGTCAATCAACTCTTATAGTTACATCAAGTCAATTGCTGAAGAGTTACGTGGACTTGCTGTCGAGTTTGACGTGCCTGTCGTGTCGGCGACACAAACTACTCGTGGTGGTTACAATAATGATGATGTCGGATTGGAAGATACGTCTGAGTCTTTTGGATTGCCTGCGACCGCAGACCTTATGTTTGCGCTCATAGTGAATGACGAACTTAAAGCGTCAAATCAGATATTAGTGAAACAGTTAAAGAACCGATATAACGACCTTGGTGCGAACCAGAGATTCGTTATCGGTGTAGATAGAAGTAAGATGCGATTGTATGATGTTGACCAGAATGATTCGCCTCTAAATAAAGAAGAGGACAATGGCCCAGCGTTCGATAATAGCGCATCTGGCCAGAGACTGTTAACGGAGAGATCTAATTTTTCTGACTTCAAACTATAAGGAATCCTATAATGGATCCAATACTACACACCGTAATTGCGTTGGCAGTTATTGCTATTGCCTATAGGATAGGTAGACGGTCTGGATTAGCGAGCGGTATTGCCAACACTATAAATTACTTAACGAACTATGATGTGTTAACTGACGAGGATATTAAAACAGCCAATGAACGATTTGAAAATGAGCGACGCGGAAGATAAAAATATATTCACCTGCCCTATAGTTGAAGTGGAAGATGGAGAGCTTGCTATAGAATTCTCTGATGAACTCATGGAAGCCCTTGACTTGAAGGTGGGCGATGTGTTACAATGGAAACAATTAATCGATGGAAGTTTTACGTTAAACAAGAAGTGATTTATGAGCGAAGTTGTTATTAGGAATAAAGAGTTGTTAAAGGTTCTCGATGGTTTCTCGCAAGAGATGTTATCAAAACCTTCTTACAATAATGAGAAGTATTGGACATACCACGAAGTTGAAGATATCAACAAAGGTATTTACTATACGTCTCGTGAGTATCTTGATGATTGTCTATCTAGATACCCTGAGTTAGTAGGCCCACCCGACCGTTACTTTGCGCAACCTATCTCTAAGATGGTACGTGAAGATAAGGAAATGTGGGGAGACTTTATGCAGAAGGTCAAGTATGACTTCGCTGCGGAGATTGGAGCACACACGTCCGCATTACTCTCCTATTACCCGCCAGGCGGTTTTGTCGGATGGCATACTAACTATGATGCGAACGCTTATCAAATACTATTCACTTGGTCTGAGACTGGTGATGGTTACTTTGAGTACTATGATAAGAAGACTGACGAAATAGTTCGTATCCAAGATGTGCCTGGATGGCAAGCTAGACACTATTATTTTGGTTCTGGAGAAGAAGAAGATTTACACTGTTGGCACGCTGCTTACGCAGGATGTCAACGCATTACACTAGCATATAAGTTTGTTAATGGTGGTAGTGTGAATAACCCTGAAGATGCGCAAGCGAGAGCGATGCGTGATATGTTAATTGATGAAATTGAGAGTGAAGAATGAAATTAAATGATGTGGTAACAGTAGTCACGGTAAGTGGCGAATATGTAGGTAAGTTTGAATCTATGAACTCCAATGGAGTGGTAACACTAAAAGACCCACGTATGTTAATTCATGGTGATCAGGGTGTTGGTTTTGCCCGTGGTATTTGTATGACTAGTGATGAAGACACTAGGTCTGTGGCATTCCAACAGTATGTGTTTGTTACTGAAACAAATCAAGACTTTTCTAAGGAATATACACGAGCAACTAGTGGGATTATACTATAATGATTTTAGCAGATAAAGATAAAGTCGCTGCGGCGGTAAGAGAAATGTCCGATAGCATGTTACGTATCGAAGCGGAACGTGAGTTGATGAAAGATATCGTCGACGTTACTGCTGAAAAGTACGAGATTGATAAGAAACACTTTCGTAAGATTGCCAACATCTATCATAAACGAAATCTAGATGAAGCTCGTTCTGAAACTAATGAGGTCTTTGATTTGTACGAGGAGTTGTTCATATGAGTCATTATTCAGAACAAGAACTTGCTAGTCGATTGAATGACGCAACTCCCGCAGGGTGGGATAAGGCTGGGTTTGGTGTAAGGGCCCCTAAAGAATCCATTGGATACGACAAACTAGTCGCTCTCCTTGATGCCGATAAGAAGTCTACACCATATAAGTTCCGTGAAGGTCAGTTACTCGATGAATTACGGTTGTACATTGATTCAACTTATAACCAACACTATGCCGGCGGTAAGATTCAGGCGACCGAAGATATTATTGACGATGGGCATGGAACAGGGTTTTGTATCGGTAACGCTAAGAAGTATTTAAAACGTTATGGTAAGAAGGGTGAGACTCCTAAAGAGTGGCGTAAGGACATTATTAAAGTGTTACACTACTCGTTGATTCAACTGTACATACATGACTTAGAGCACGATTCTGAAGTAGTATAAATACTCTCATAAATTAATTACTAATTAGGGACAGTATTACATGTTGTTGACTGCTGGTTGTAGCTTTGTATGGGGAGATGAGTTAGAGGGGTTCGACCGTAACCCACCTGAACATTGGGACAAAACATGGACTTCTATTCTTGCGAAAAAACTGAATATGGATTATGTCAACTTAGGTGTATGTGGTTCATCTAATGACAGAATATTCCGTGCTGTAACCGATCACCTTCACAATCCTGAGTTAGAGAATCCGACTCACATGGTTGTGATATGGTCGGCATGGCAACGGGCAGAAGTTGTCGAATATATGCGAATGTCTCGTGAAAACGTTGTTGGACTAAACCGACCGGAGAATGCTACTCAGTACTCTCCGGTACGTACCGCTACTATTGGAACTAAAAAGAAACGGGACATATTAGCACACTATTATAACGAAGCTTATGATTCCCGTACAGACATCATGCACCACCTTACCATGATGAAGACTATGGAAGTGATGTGTGACGCACTTGGTATTAAACTCATACAGGGAGTTTTCCACTATCGCAGTTGGTCTAACTTGCTCGGAGTTCTTAACCTCAAAGACCCGAAGGTCGGGGTCTGCCCCGACCACAACGTGGGGTTTATCGGAGATACTCCAATGTACAATAGGTGGGTGAAGGATGCTCTAGGTGCTCTAAGACCAAGAAGTAGATACGGACTAGGTAAAGGCCCATGTATGTATGTTACCGCCAAAAAACTTCAGGACGTTAAAGAGTTTGGTCATCCGGGCGAGAAGACTCAGCATGTATGGTCAGATCTCATGTTAGCAGAATTTGATAGTATTGAAACTTAAACTTACTATTTGTATAAATAAAGTAAAATAACCTAACATTAATTAATATAGGCAAAAAATTATGAGTGATACTACGTTAACAATCGGTCTTTTTGTAATAGTCGCTGTGCTAGTCGGAGTGTGGTTAAGTAAGAGAGGTGAGAATACTCGAACTGTACTTACCGGCCCGTCTGAAGAAGCGAAAGAAGCAGAACGAGCATTGTTGAATGCCATGACTGTTAAAGAACTAAAAGTCTTTATTCAACTGAAACGACAGAGTCTTGGTTTTCCGGCAGATCGTCTACCTACTAAGAAAGCAGACCTTGTAGAGTCAGCATTACAGTTATGGGCACTTCAACCGTGGTAAAATCATTCAATACTTACTTACAAGAAGGGGTCAATGACCCCGCGATCTTCAAGGCAATCTTTCTTGCGGGTGGGCCAGGCTCTGGCAAATCATTTATCGTAGGTAAGACTGGATTGACCTCAATGGGTTATAAAGTTGTTAACTCTGATGACGCATTCGAAGCAGCAATGAAGAAGGCTGGGATGGAAATGAATCCCGATAATATCTTCTCTGTTCAAGGACAAGAACTTCGCGGTAAAGCGAAGGCACTAACAGGTACCAAACAGGCGATGTACATTAAAGGTCGTCTTGGTCTCGTTATCGATGGTACGGGTAAAGACCCCGACAAGATTGCTAAACAGGCAGCTTCGTTACGTGAGATTGGTTATGATGTCGCAATGGTCTTTGTGAACACTGATGTGGACACTGCTGTTAAACGAGACGCTGAACGCGAACGTACTATCGGCGCAGCAGAGGCAACCAAATACTGGAAAGCAGTACAACGTAATATTGGTAAGTTCCAACAGATGTTCGGTAAGAAGAACTTTCTAGTTGTGGACAACTCTGAAGGTAAAGACTACAAACAAGAGACTGTACGCGCATACCGTGATGCTACTAGGTTTACTAAGTCGCCTATAGAAAACCCTATAGCGAAGAAGTGGATCGCACAGCAGAAGAAATAGCCGGTTTACTGGTAGTTTAAGAAGAGACCCTAGCGGTCTCTTTTTTTTGCTTTAAAATGCCTTGACAAAGTTTCGGGTCTCGTGTATAATGTACCATTAACTAAAGGAGACCACATGAAATCTATTGTGTTTTGTATTCTAAGTATCTTAGTCGTAAGTGCTGCGGTATATCAGAGAAATACGTTTGGTGTTGCTGATACAGCTGTTGTTTTTGCCTCTATTCCTGCTATGTTCTATCTTATTTCAGAAACGCATAATTATATCTTCAAGAGGTACATATAATGAACATGAAGTTAATAGTTGCGTCAATGTCACTAGTAGGTCTAATCACTCTTCCAGTAATCAGTGAATCTGCTCCCACTTCGTATACTGATATCCAACCAGACGTTAGATGTCTCGCGATGAATATCTACCACGAAGCACGTTCAGAGAGTCTTGCTGGTCAGTATGCGGTTGCTGATGTAGTACTCAATAGGGTTGAGTCTAATCGATTCCCTGATACAGTATGCGAAGTGGTACACCAAGCACGTTTGTGGGAAGGTTACCCAGTTCGCAATAAGTGTCAGTTTTCATGGTATTGTGATGGTAAGACAGACACCCCCAGTGAAATGGATGCGTGGTATCGTTCATTATCTGTTGCGACACAAATGCTTTCGGTAGGTAAGTATAGAGGATTGACTGAGGGTGCTACTCACTATCATACTGATTATGTTGACCCTTTCTGGAATGAAAGTATGATACTCATCGGTGGGATAGGTGACCATATATTTTATTTGGAGACGCTATAATTTCCCTATATAATCGTATGGAATATTTTAACACTCCACTAGGTCTTGCTCATGAAATAGACGAATCGTCTGAACGGCATGTCTATATCATATATGACCATATGGGTTGGATAGTGGGATGTTATACTTGTCCTGATAGTGCGATAGACCGAGCAGTAGAAGAGGTCTGCGCAGACTATCAATATAACAGTGTTCATGTAGATATAAGTGACGCTGCTATATACGTCAGTGGTAATGCTGGCGAACTTACCATAATGATAGAAAAATTACATTAACTAAGTCCCGTTCGTCTAGAGGCCTAGGACACCGCCCTTTCACGGCGGTAACAGGGGTTCGACTCCCCTACGGGACGCCACTTATTAACTGAGAACACTGAAATGCCTATTAAGTATAAAGACGATGTCGTCCACCACAATCGCACTACCGGTAAATTTACTACCGAGAGATTCTTCGTGAAAACACTTCAGACACCTGAACTTATCGAAGAGTATTCTAGATGTAGGACTCCTAAGATTAAAGCAAAGTTCCGTAATGAACTGGTTAAACGAGGATTCACTCAGCAAGCCATTACTGAGTTAAACGCAGCGTAATGAAATTCCGTATAGTATATCGTGAAGAAGATGGTTCTATCTTTCCTTGGCCCTCACGGTATCGAGGAGTTGTGTTATATCCTTATATCATAATGAGACCGAGAAAATTCACTACCATGAGTATTGGTGCTAATACTATGAATAATCAATTGGCACTAGAGACTTTGTTCAGACATGAATTGGAGCATTGTTACCAGATAAAACGATACGGTGTACTTAGATTCTATTTGAGGTATATGTGGATATTTCTCAGGAAAGGTTATCGTAACCATAGTCTAGAATTGGAAGCGTCTGAAGTAGAACGTATAAAGTTAACCCCAATTGAGAGAAAATGGTTAGAACAAGGTTTTGTTGATTTATCTGATTTAGATAGTTGACAAATAACTCATAGTGTAGTATAATAGCGTTCTTAGTAAGAAAGAAGAAATTCCGAAGTAGCTCAGCGGTAGAGCAGTTGACTGTTAATCAATTGGTCGTTGGTTCGATCCCAACCTTCGGAGCCAGAATGCGAGTGTGGCGAAATTGGTAGACGCGCAAGATTTAGGTTCTTGTTGAGAAATCAGTGGAGGTTCAAGTCCTCTCACTCGTACCATTTAAGGATTATATTATGACAACACGTGAAGAAAGTAAAAACGGAACATATCCACTAGATTGGTATGTTAAGTGGGCAGCAACATTATTTATT